TCAACAAACTTGTACACACGCTCAAATGCGTCATTAGTGTTTTCACCCTCACGCTTATTGTCTGATACCTCAAGATCAATACGCAGTGACTGGAAGTTGCCTAGATTAAGAGTATAGCCTAGTGCTACACGTACCTTAGTGTCTTCGTTATTCATACCCGTTTTCTTTCTGTTAAATTGATTCAGACCATACTGGAATGAATCGACCGTCTTCGGTCCTTGTATAAGTCAGTATACCATCACCCATACGCCGTGTCAACTCTTGTGGCGAAGGTGTTATATCATTTGTAATTAGCTTGTCCTTACGGGGTCTTCCCATATGGTAGGAAGCTAGTATATCACGAATATCACGAACTTGCGACTCTGAATAATAACTTCTTACCTGCCAGCCAGTTGCCCCACCCTTTTGAGATCCTGTTGGATGTGGAATTATACCACGCTTCATTAAGTTTGGCAAGTACTTCTTGTGTCTATTTACTAACTGTGCTGTCTCACCAACAGTATAGGCACGTTCTCTATTTCTTTTAAAGTCAGATATTAGGCAACTTTCAAGCTGGTCTTTTGTTATGTTATAAACAGACATAATTCCATTAGACTTATTCAGGTGATGAACTCTAACAAGGTCGCCATTTAAAAACCATACTTTTTTGCTACCAGGAATTACTGGTGCATCATTGTAGGACTTCATGTCTACTAAAGCCATAAGGTATCCTAGTTTGGCACACCTAGAGCAATCAAGTTAATGCCTATAGACGCAGTACCGCTTGTTCCAAACTTAACCACACCCTCTACACGAGCGGTAGTAATAAGCTTAAGAATAATTGTGACATCGCTACCTGCCTCTGTCCCAGAAATATTTACTGGGGTTGCAGTTACGATTGGTGGGTACCTAAAGTCAGCACCAGGAAAGTCATAAGCAAAGTCAACAGATGATCCTGCAGTTACGTTGCTGTTTTGTGCAAGAAGCTGATGAAAACCACCAACCATTCTGCTGTCTGTAATCTTGATGTCTTGCCTAGAAATATTAGATCCTGGACTTTCAATAGACACAAACTTGTTTGCAGAGTAAGAAGCTTGAAGCGATAGCTGGTTTACAGCATTTGCTAGCTGATAAATGTATGCCAGATCTAGTGGCTGACCACGTTCTGGTACTGGAATGTTTGCCATGTTTTCTCCTAAGAAAATTATACCAGAGGAATCACTTGAGATTCATAGATTTTGATTGATTGATTAACCTCTTTAGACATGCTCTCTACCTGAATTAAAAATCTAAAAGAGGTTGTGCCTGTGCTAATCAAAGAGTAGCTTGTGGTTGTAGACTTGCCGTGGTAGGCGTATTGTCCATTATCAAACTTAACAAAAATATCGTATCCAGCTCTTAGCTGTGAATCGTTCCAAACAATAAAAATAACCTTGCCAGAAATAGATGCTTCAGCAGTTACCTGAGTTACAGCATTACCGTTTACAAGAAACGCTGGAGACCATTCTGAGTATCTGTTTCTGTCATCTGTAACTATCCTATATCTGACGCTATACTGGTTTTGGGAATTTACAGAAGGCAGGTCTTGCTTTAAAATAACTACATTCTTTATTCCTTTGTCTGCCACTATTCTACCCCCACTGCAATTCTAAACTCTATAAAGTTAGATGTGTTTGCAAGCTTTATAATTGGCAAAGCTCCATCTGTTTTCATAACAGAATATCCAGTCAGACCATATAGAGGATTGCTGGTTGATGTGTTCTCTAGCCTTAGTGCATCCAAAGCTACATAGTATTTGTCAGATACTTCACCGTTACTTTTTACAGAAACATATACTCTAACGGTTGTTACAACACCCCAGTTGAATCCTGATGTGTATGATAGCTCCTGCAGTTGCTTGGAAACTACAAAATATCTGTTAGTAGCAAAATTAACAGCCTTGTCTCCATCTCCAGAGAATCCCTGGTTGTCAAGATTTACAGAAAACTTTGCACTTTCTCCAGACGAAGATGTGTCAGAAGATGAAAACTCTACTAAAATCTTTACATTGTCTGGATTTATGTTATACGCAGAATCTTTATTGACAACAGAAAACGCAAGCCTTAGCTCATCTGTTGGGGCATTCTTATTAAAATTAAAAGATGCGTTTGTAATGTGAATGTGGTTTCCAGAATCGACATTAAGAGACCCGTCTGGATTCTTAGACAAAACAGAATCATTTCCAGCAATCATAACAATATTATTTAGGAACCTGCATCGTTCATTTCGAGCAAGCCTTGTTGTATTTGTAAAGGTTTTGTTGTCAGCATTTGTATGAAACACTGGATAAATCTGATTTATAATGTTTGTGTCAACATCATTAATTAGGTAACCAGAAGATGCAAATGTTCCAGTTACTTCAGAGTCTGCAATAAGTGTAAAAGTTGTTGAAGTTGGAACAGCTGCAATTGTTTTTCCAGATAAGTTAAATGCACTTGGAGATATTCCAGATACAGAAATGACAGTTCCAACAGTAAGACCATGTGTGGCATCGGTAGTATACGTTATATTTACACCAGATGCCGTTGCCCCAATTATTTTAACAACCCTATCGTCTAGCGGTGAGTATATGGTTGGAATTGCTTTCACGCCAGTCTTAGTATGATACTCCCAGCCCTCTGTCTCAGTAAACGAATAAACATTCTTGCTGTCAAATGCACCTGCAGATGGATTAGATCCTGCAGAGAAAACACCAACTTCTGTAATTTCATATCGCTCCTCTGTTGGAAGCTCTGCTGTAAGGACTAGCTTTACATTGTCATCCTCATTTACATATCCTCTAGAAATAACTGGAACACGAAACATCTCAAAGTCTAGTGAGTTTTTTGCAGAGTATTCTTCTTTTTGCAGTGTAGTGAAGGCTGTGCCACTTGTAAGTGCCTGGGGCCCACAGCCAACAGCAATGTAAGAAGCGTATGATGGTGCTTGTCCGATCAAGTATTTGGCAAGAATGCCTTTTCCAGTGTTAGTAATCATAATATCCTAATATATTGTATCATCTAGAACGGTAGAAGTGTTCATTATTTGAACCTCTACTTCTTGACCAGGTAGCATATTTACAACATTGATTATCAAGTTGCTAGTTACTGGGTCAATATAAACGTATTTGCAGTTTGGCACCTGAACCCCATTAACAATGTCATATCCACTTCCACAATTTGGAATATGAGATTGTAGAGATACGGTAAAGTTTTTAAAATAATCCCTATCTGTTTTTGGCAATGCCACAATGTTTTGTGGATTGTATTGATAGAAAAGACTAGTTATGTTTTTGATTGGCTGATAGAGAACATTCTGTCCATTGATAATATCGTTTCTAGAAATATTAATTATCTCTTGGCCACCGATTTCTTCAAAAACAAGGTTTGGCATTATTTGTTGAGGAATAACATCTTCTACCAACATTATGTCTGGTGTAGCAATTTTTACAGAATCGCTAGTATCAGAATTATATGTGTTATTGCCTAATGATTGTGGCACAGAACTCATTATGCCACCTCGCTCAAAAATACTGTCATCTCTGGTCCATCCGATGTTTTCGCATACTCTATTTGATAAACAACAAACCTAGCACCGTCAAGAGATGCCTGGTTTATTCCTTCATTATCTTTATAGTCAATCTCTACTATATCACCAAGTTGTAGGATGGGCATTCCAAATACCTGGAGTCCAATAGATTTTCTTGGTTTCATAATCTTAGATATCATCCAACCTAGAAGATTTTCTGCCTCATCGTGTGACTGAATATATGGTGCATCCAAAGTAAACTCCTTAGATCCATGAGTAAGCCTGCTAACCTTAATATCCTGATAGTCCTTTTTTGCCTTAGTCGGATAAGACACTAGCTGCCCACCAGAAAATTGTGGGTTAGAATAATCGGTCTTTTTATCAAAGTATTCATCAACAGTATACTCGTGTGTTGATTGCTGTGTAAATACCACTCCTTGAATCCTCAAATAGTTTCCGCTTTTTTCATCAAGACTTAGCATGGTATCTGTTGCATTAAATACCATGAACTCAGCCCCGTAAGCACTAGCAATAAATCCAGAAGTTGTATAACCCTTAATCTTGTTGAAGGTTGGAGATAGCTTTGCATATAGTGCTGGGAATGCTTTGTCATACTTAATATTAAAGTATGAAGCTTCACGCATAATTGTTCCAAACTCATCAAAGTAAATATTATACTTTGGTGATTCTGCAGGGCTAATGCCAGACAGATAGCTAGACTGAATAACCCCACTCATTGCATATCTTCTTAGGGACTCATTCATGTTAATCTCGTCATCAGAAAATGCAGCATTTACTGGGGTGTCAAGGGCATAGACTGTATTCTGAGAATAGTTATTTGTAATAGCATAAATATTTTCAAACATTAGCCTGGAAGAGCCACGAACAAACAATGCCATATTATTATAAACTGGTAGCGGTGAATCATCTAGCACCGTTGCAATAAGTCTATTATTTATATATAAAAAGAACCTTCTTGATGATCCAACGTCTTGATACTCAACCGATAGATCGTAAACTGTTGGAATTTTTTCATCTACCATTCTGTACTGACCAACAAAGTCTCCACTATCTACTGTGATTCCTGAAGACAGTCCTCCCCATAGCTTAATTGGCACTGCCTGAGTTGCCGAGTCATCTAGGGACCTTCCTACCTTGTAGAAAAGAATGTTGTGAATATTATCTGCATTGTCGTATGAATTAATGTTATTTTCTGTAAGTGCAGCAATTTCAAAGTAGTATCCATTGTTGGTCTCTGGATTAATCATTACCCCCAGTCCGCCAGATGCACCATTAATGGTAACTGGCTGAGTTGGACTATTTGGATTTGCTACATAGTATTGAGATGCACCAGTTGGAGTCTGACCGCTGTTTTCGTTATTTTCAATCTTTCCAATAATCCTAAGCCTAGTACCAAAATGTTTGTATCTATTATCTAGTGGCTTATATACATAAGATATAAAGTCAATGGGTTTTTGCGTAGTTGTGAAAGATGGTCCTGTAAATATAAGAGCAGAAGATTGCACTGTTCCAGGAGCAACCCTATTTTGAGCAATCGTTTCTAGAGATGGAGTATAGGCCATATGATTTTTTAGAACACCCGTTCTGGTAGCATTTGTTGCTGTAGAATTACTTTGACCTGCTTGACCAACCCTAATTTGAGTTTCTGTTGGAACTCCAAACAGCTGAGAAGACTTCATGGAACATCCTCTAACAGATAAGGCGGATGTCCAATAAGATGATAGACCAGCAGAGTGAGATACAATTGGGGTTCCAAATTGTCCACGGCCATGCTTTGCTACTGGACCATTAGCCAACTTTTCGACTCCATTAACTGTGACATAGTTAGGTTCAGAATAAATTCTTACACGACCAGTAGGATACATCTTTCCATTAAACGGTAGCTTCGCAAAATACTTTTGATACTCCCTAACGCTTGTAATCCAAACCCTTCCAATGGCTCCACTATTTGTGGTAGATACTGCCACATTCCCATTATCTGTTCTTTGGAATACACTTCTATCTACACCTGGAATTTCATACTCAACGGCATCAAACTTAATAATTTCTCCATTTGCATAGAAATATCCATTATACCTAGTTAGGAAATAGGCAGCCTCTCCAAAACTAAAAACGTTATTTTTAATAACGCCATTTTCAACAACAGGAACATCACTTGATAGATCTGACTCTAGAGGAAGAGCAGCAAGAACAAACTTTGACTGGTCTGATACCTCATCATTTATTGACTTGACGGTACTTTCTCCAGTAACTTCCCAAATCAGTGCAGCTTCATATCCCCAGGTTCTATAATTATCAACCATGCTGGCTTGTTCTGTTGAGCTAATAGATCTTCGAATGTATCTTGTTGTATAAGAAATCTTTCCATTATTAAATATTGAATCTTGTTGAGAAGATAGTTCTACTATGTTTGCAAGTTTTGGTTTTGTTGTTTTGTTATGAATCTGACCATCAGAAGCAAAGTCATTGGACCCATATAGCGTTATGTCTGTTGGCCTTTCATCTGTTTTTTCTGGTAGCATATATTCTTTACTCATCAAAACTAGATTGTTGTATTCATCAAAAAACATTGCAGTCTGAGTTGATACTGCAATATCATTCAAGACTTCAGCAATTGTTTTGTCTGGGGAAACAAAGAAAAATGGAATGATTGCCTCTGCATCACCAGACATTCTCTTAAATACATAATTGGAAAATCCAACTGAGTCTAGAAGTAGCGATACTGCATAACTCAATGACGCATTTTGAATTAAGATTTGTGGTGCTGACTTAGACTCAAAGTAGAAAAAGAAATCTCTTAGCTCAAGACTTACAGATCTGTCATTATTAGTTATCTCTGGAATACCCTCTGAGTACATGGTCTTTAGTGGAATATAATAATCATAACCATCTACATCTACAATAATTTCATAAAGCTTAATCTGTATGTTTTTAGACAAATACTTAGATACAAGACTGTTCTGGTTTAACGAACTAAATGCTAAGTCATAGTCAAATAAGGTTAGAGATCCCACACCTGCTAAAAGTTGACCAACTGGCATTCCGCTATTTCCAAGATCCGATGCTGCCTTTGTAATGCTGAATGACTCAACCTTTTCTGATAGATTTACCGTAAGTCTAGGTGACAGCTCAATCAAATCAAATATTGAATCAACACGATTCATTGTGTCAACAACAATTCTTAGACCAGAAATTTGGTCAAACTCACGGTACCTAGTTCCTCCAGAGTTAGTGTCTAGATATGTATTTGGAGATGTTAGGTCAGTTACAAAGTTGGTAAGTCTGTCTACCGATGACTCTTCTAGATACCAGTTATACTGTGGAACAAATGTCTCATAGTCTTGTGCAGAATCAATCCAAATATGAAACACACCAACATCTGATTCATTTTGCTTAACTAAATAAGCATAACCATTTGTAGATTTTTCTGGCAAAAAGCTTTCAGTAAAATACTCTTCTGCCTTAACAAAAATGCTTCTATATTTTTCTGGAACAATTAGTCCATAAGATAACTCTACATAGCCATCAGGACCTATAATTGGACTGCCGTCTGATCTTGTGGATCCAGAATTAAAGGATACGGCATCAAACCAGTTGTTGTTTTTTAGGACTTGAACCTTCCAGCGAGTTGGCGTTGTCTTTCTTGAATTGCCGTAGAAGGGGTCCTGGAAAGATCCAGCTGTAGTTCTAAATGGTCCAAGGTCAACCTCGCCAACGTTTGTCTGCATCTTTACTACAATACGATTAGATGGAACAGAATTTTTGTAAACAATAAATGGAGAGGCATCATCAATAAAGTATTGACCGTTAACGAGTTTATTAGCAATTCCTCTCTCAATACCATCCTCTGTCCTATAAGATGACCAATACTTAAACGAGTCATCTTTGTGTGCCATGTAGTATCTAGGTCTACGAATCATGTTTATGTTTGTAAAATGACTGTATGCCCCAGGAAAATAGCGTAGCTTATTTATTCCAGATCGTGGACGGAACTTTCCAAAGCATTCCTCAAGGGAGTATAGCTGTCTTTCTTTTTCTTTCTTACTTTGGAACACAGTTGGTGTTTCATCATCGTCACCAATTCCACCATCAATAATAACGTCAGCGTTAGTGGCATTAGTATAAAAATTCCCAGAATCGTTTGCATCAAAAGAACTTATTGGCAAGCCGTACTTTGCAGCAGGCCCCTCTGTAGGACGGTATCTATAGTTACCAACCAAAGAAATATTTTCTGCAATATTCATGTTCCACTCAGCGATAACCGCTGACTGAGTTCTGATAGTTGAAGAAGTTTCTAGATGATTTTTCAAATCATTATCTTGAAACATTTACACCTCTTCCAGCGTTACAGAGATATTCCAAAAGTCATAGTTCGTCCCACCACGCTTTACGACAGAATATGAAAAATCTGAAATATACATTTCAACTATCTGATTGTACTGAGCTAGCTTAGAATATGCATCGTTGGTGTCACCAAATACTGAATGCTTATCATAAGCAAGGTATACCCAGAAAGGACCTTTGTGATTTTCATACCAGTCAAGAATATCGACACCACCTGCACCGCCGTCAGTCGTATACTCTAGACTTCTGTTATTGTAATACTCTGACTTGCCGTCTTGCTGACTAAAGTCTGGTCTTAGGTGATAAGATCTTGATGGTAGCATATCCCAAGAAGTTGAAATTGTTAGCTTATCTGCAACGTGATAAGAACGCATACGCCCATTGACCATTCGCTTACGAGTCTCAATTCTTGTTGGCTTAAATTCTAGCGATGACCTATTGTCATCTGACAAAATTAGAAACTGATCGAACAGTGATTCGTCAGTCTCAGAACCTGGATCTGATCCAACCTCAAAACCGTTTGGAACAAATAGTCCATTAATAAGGGTGCCAGAGTTATCTGACCACATCATTGCCTGTGGACGCTTATACTTTTTACGACCAATCATGTAAGCTTCAGTAGCCATTAGAACCTATTCCCCCTAATTTTTTGAGAATCAATCTGCTTAATTTGTCCAATAACTGCCTTGGCAATTTGATCTGCGTTTGCATCTGTTTGAACATTAACATTTATCTCATAATTATACATGGAATCTCCGTTGTATGTGCCAGAATTTATAGCTTTCATCTTATCTAGTCCATAATTTTGAACAGCATACTTGCTCATTACAAATTCTCCAGGGGTAAGCATAGATGGCACGATGTCCCCACCCATAGCATATCCCTTAACCATTCCACCAGCATTAAAGTACTTTGGCTTTACTAGCCCACCCATTGCATATGGGTTTCCTAATTGAGGCAACTTAAACTTAGTAACCTTCTTTAGACTAAAGTCTTCACTAGTTCCAATTAGCCAGTTAGTGTACGCATCGTTATGCTTTATCCCAATATACCCCTGCTTCATGGCATCCTGAATAAATGGATCATTCCAATCCATATTTCCCAAAGGTGGTAGGCTGTCTTCGCCAAGTTTTAGGTATCCCTTACTTTTTGCCTGCTCTACCATGCCCTGAATAGTCAATTTTGGTTTATATACGTTATCTCCAAAGCCACGGAAAAGCCTTTTAGAGGTTCTTGGATCTTTTGCAAAGTATGTTCCTGGGCCATAAGTTCTACCAGATGCAACAGGAACTGCTGATGGGTGGGTCACAAAGTCTTCTAGCAATGGCTGAGTGCTTCTGTGGCGAAGTCTTAACGTTTCTGGAATTGATCTTATCCCAGGAGATGCGACCTTGTTAACCAAACTAGAGATTCCAGTTTCAACTTTTCTCCTCATTTGATATGGTAGGTTGGACCCCAACATGTTACCCATAAAGTTTTGCGTTCTAACCGAATAATCTTCAAACCCTCTTAGTGGCAACGTTTGCAAGAAATCATCGGCTGAGCGAGTTCCAGCTTTTTTATCCTTTAGAATGCTGGCATAGAGAGATGGAGAAAGAGCCTCTACTCTCTTTGTGACTGGGTAAGGGGTAACCTTCTGAGGTGGCATTCCAGGAATTGCTGGTAGCGTATCTACCATTTGTGTTCTTCTTAAAACATAATCTTTATCTAATGAGTTTTTAACTGCTTTACCAAACTTTGCAGTAGACATAACTCCCTTTACTGCAGGAATTGGCAAAGCATTTAGTAGTGTTGTGGCAACTGAATCAACGACATCTCCAGCTGTATTTTTAACACCGTACTTAGCATTTGCACCAGCTTGACCAAACATGCCTCTAGTTATGTTATCCATAACCATCTGCATACCCATGCTGATAGCCTCAGATGTGGTTCTTGGCTTATAGAATCCTGCATCACCAGGTTTTGGTTTTGGCTTTTGCTTACTTACAGCACCCCCAATAGCAAATCCTGGCAGCTTACCATTTTCATTAATAAAGTTTAGGAATCCTGTTCCAAGCTTGTCAACACTAGAGGCACGAACAACATATTCTCCGTCAGAAAGCATTGCAGGAATAGAGTCAGAAGTTGATGTGCCAGGCCCAGTTACGGACCCACCTACTGCTAGCTTTTTAGGTCCAGCAATTGGCTGAATTCTCCAGGTATCCGTAAAGGTATCCCAATACCAAGTATTTCCAATTCCAGGGTTGTACGGTGGCTTAGGACTTGTAACAGCTCTCCAAGTATTTGTAGCATCTAGCTGCCAGGTCTTACCAATACCAGCATCTGAAGTTGGCTTTGTTGGAATTCTTGCCAAAGTGCCTTCGTCTGTTCTATTAATATATCCAGCAGTACTTAGACCAGAATCTCTAAAGTTAGTAGAACTATCTGTATTTCCGCTATCACTATCGCTACCACTTCCACCGCCACTATCACCAGGAACAACTGGAGGCTTAGGAGGCTTAGGCCCATCTACGACATCCCCAATTATTTTCTTTCTAATTGTAAGAGTAGCTTCCTTACTATCAATGTCATCCCAATTTTGTAGCATATCTGCAATAAGACCTGCTTGTGTCTGCATTGCAGTCATTTCTTCTGGGGTAAGCTTAAGTTTTGCCTCATTTACCTTTGCAGCAAGTTCTTCCCACTTTAAAATTTGTGAATCTAGACTAGCTACAGCTGCTGCCTTTTCTACGCCTGCAAGTCGGATTCTTTCATTAGCTGGCTCAAGAGTCTTTTCTTCAATATCAAAAATATCCTTCTTAAGCTTCTTAATATCTTCTTCAAGTTGCTTTCTGCTCTTACCGCTTGAAGATCGCACTGCATCAAGTTCTCGCTGCTTTGAAGCTTCTAGAAGGTCTCCCTGTCCAGCTACACTGTCTTCTGCTTGCTGTGCTCTAATGTCCTGAATAGCCTGGGCAGCAGCAGCCATATCACCCTTGCTAAGAGCATCTGCAAGAGTTAGCTGACCCTTTTGCTGCTTGGCAATTCTATCATTTGCCTTAGCGATTTTATCAAGGGCTGCTTTTCTATCATCATACTTCTTGTTAATAAGCTCTTCTTGCTCTTCAATACCGACAAGCTCTGCCTCATAGTCATCAATCTTGTACTGAATTGCTGCAATTAGGTCTTCTGCTTCACGAACAATAGTTCTATCAGCATCAGTTTTTAGCTGGAAGCCTATTTCAATTGTTTCCTGCTTGGCCTGGAGGTATCCAACAACTTTATCGTAACTCTTCTGGAATTCTTCTGCAGCACCTTCCTTGGTTGCAAGGTTAGCTGTAATCTCTAGCTTTCCTAGTTTCTTAATCTCAATAAGCACATCTCGCAACTCTTTAGAATTAATAGAACCATCTTGAAGATCTTTAGCTAGAGTGTTTGTAAATTCTTGATTAGATAGAACATCGTCAATCTGTTCTGCCGTGTACCCCAGTCTAGAAAGTGCAGTAGACACAATGGCTTGTGACTTCTTGTCTGCAATTTCAATCTGTTTGCCAAGTAGCAAGTCCTTAATTTCTTTCTTAGACAACAGTGCCTGTGTCTGTCTAATAGAGCTAATTAGGTTTTTCCACTTATCAGTTCCGACCTTAGTGCTGGCTAGAGCTGCTGCAGTAATTGGGTCTTCTGCTGCCTTCATTGCACTGGCGATATCAAAACCAGCCTGCCTTAGCTTATTAAGTGCAACATTGTTGTTAATAATTTCTTTTCTTTGATCCTGCAAAGACTCTATTGACTTCTGATAATCTGACTTGTCACCAGCTCCGCCTGGACCCTTAGGTGCCTTAGCCTCTAAATCAATTACCTGATCAAGTAGTGCCTTTAGGTCTTTCCACTCTTGGCTACCAACACCAGCACCAATAGCAGCTTGAATACCAGCAGCTAAGGCAGAGTCTCCAGCAAGTTCAAACGCTGTCTCTGCATCATAGCCCTGATCAATCAGGGTCTGGTATGCACCAGATTGATTTTGAAGTGCAACTACTCTGTCATTTAGTGCTGCGGTTGCTGTTCCATAGTTTTCATCAATTAGCTTTTCTTGTGCTCTTTCATTAACAACCTTCTTGATATTGTCAGCCTGACCTAAAATTAACTTATTTAGTCTCTTTCTGACCGCTTCTGCTTCTTTTCCACCTGCATTAAGAGTCTTAACATCATCATCTGAGATTTCTAGTCCTGCAACTGCCATCTTAGCTGCAAGCACTTTGTCATAGTCTGAGGTAAGTGCATCAACATCTATGTCCATTGACTCGGCTAGACTTTCGATAAAGGTAGTTAAGTCATCTCCCTGAAGTTCTGTGATCGGAGTAAATATTTGTGCTAGCTGATCTTGATAATCTTGAGCTTCTAGCGTACCGTCTTCAAGCCCTGCTCTTATTTGACGCAATGCAGCATCTGTATATGCTACTGCAGAACCAACATCTGACAGATACTGGTCTTCTGCATTGCCAGCACCCATACTGCCTCGCTTGGCAGCTACAAGTTCTGCACCGCTCTTTTGAATATTTGTAACTAGATCCTCAACGGTTTTCTTTGGGTCTACATCAATAAATAGTGTGCCGTCTGGATTTTTCTTAAATATGTCAAGTTCTATTTGGTTCTTGCCAGCCTCTTTAAGCAGAGCTTCTGTAATTTCCTTAATTGCTGCAGCAGAGTATCCCTGTGAGCTTAGGTTCATTGAGAGGCCTTCAATTTGCTGAACTGCAGCTTCATCTGTAGCACTCTTTAGGGAGTTAATCTGTGCCTCAAACTTAGTCAAGAAGTCTTCATCAGATCTTAGCTGTGATGATGTTGGAGCACCACTTGGTTCTTCTCCTGGAGCAATTGGCTCACCAAACGAGATCTCTTTTGCAGTGACATTAAACTTACTTGCTAAATAATCTAGCTGTTCATCTGCAAGCTTTACAGTCTTCGCAAATGCTTCTAGTGCAGCCCTTCTCTTATTCTCTTTATCAATCGCAAATCCAATAAGGGCAGCAAATACTGATACTGCTGTTATTGCTAGACCCATTGGTCCAAGGAATCTAGCTACAAAAGTTCCAGCCTTTAATAGCATACCTCCAAATCCTACCAAAGGTTTGCCAGCCATATTTGCTGCTCTTGTTAAACCCTCTACCCTGGCAGTAGCTGCACTAAATTGAGTTTTAGCAATCTCTACTACCTTTGCCTGAGTAAGCATTTGAGTAACTTGCATTAAGGTAAACAGTGCTGTGGTTATACCAAATAGAGTTTGGTTCAGTTCTGCAAATTCCCCACCAAATAGCGATAGAACACCAGTTAAAGAGCTCAGTGCAAATGTGCCGTTCATGATCATGGAGTTCATTGCTTGCATCTTTGCAGCAGACTCTGTGGCTGCTCTTGCCTGACTTTGGTTTGCTTCTGCAACTAGTGCTGATGTCATTGCCTGTTCTCTAGCTGCTGCCCCTAGATCTGTTGATGGTCTAGATGCTCTACGTGGACCAGGCTTGGTCTGTGTCTGTAGTCCCTGCTCTTCTTGATATGCAGCGATAGCTGCTGGATTTGTTGTAACTCTTCTCTTTCCAACTTTAACTGCACCTGATGGTCCACGTGTTCCTGCTCCACCTGCAGCTGCTGCAGCGGAATCTGCAGCGGTTTCTGCCAAAATAGCACCAGCCTGCTGCATGTCATCTTTACCAGATAGGGCACCAGCCTCCATACCCTCAACCAAAGGCTTACCAATTGTGTCATCTGTTCTGTCTGATGGAGAGTTGATTTGTGCAAAGTCCATCATTCCATCAGTTATGCCATTATAGAAGCTGTCTAAGTAATCAACCACGGCTTGTCGTGCAAATGCATCAAGACTTTCTGCATTAACTCTTGCTGATTCGGCTCCTGCCAAAATCATATCCTGTGCAATATTTGCCACTACAGCTGTAGTTGGAAGTCCTACTGGAAGTCTTTGCAAAGACTTAAAGTTTGAAACGGTCTCTCTACCAGATGAGCTTGTTTCAGAAATCTTGTTTCCTGCTGCCTGCTTTATAACACTATTAGGCACATCTCCCACATGCAGTGCCATCATGCCTTCTGGACCATATGAAGAATTCTCTAGTGCTAACATTCTTAATCTTGCAACTGCCTTATTTAGTGCATCTTGCTCAGACATTCCCTCTTGAAGTTCTTTTACATACATTTGTTTAATATTTTCAAGTTCTTGATTTACTGCTGCTATCTTTTCTTCTTTTTGAGAAGCTGTTAGCGTAGCATCCGCATACTGTATGTGTGTTTTAATAGACTTTTCTCTTTGAGAAATTGCAAATGCCAATTGCTCTTCTGCCGAGTTTGTGGAGGCTAGGGCAGCCTTAGCATTATTTCCTTCATTTACAATATTCTCTAAAACCGTTTGAACTTCTTTTGTAAGCTTTCCTTTAAACTGTACCAAGGCTCTAGCAGCAAGATCTCCTTGAACAACTAGGTCTTGAAGAGTTTCTGGAGCACCCAATTTTCCAATCGTAGCACGTTCTTCTGGAGACATGGCAGACTCCATCTTTGCATATGCTTTTTGATTTCTTACTGCTGACTCTAAAACTGTAGAGGCTCCAAAGGTTTGACCTCCAAATGCCATTTTTGTTTTTCCATCTGCAAACTTTTCAACAACTTCGGAAAGTGTCATTATGCTATCTTTAGCAACAACAACCTTTTTGCCAGACTCATCAACTTCTTCATAATACTCTCTAACCAGAACAGATGAATCTTTTGCCTCTTTGCCAAGCAGAGCTAAATCTTTTCTTAATGTTTCAAGTGCTTCTTCTGGAGTCAGTCCTTGGAAGTGACTTGCCTGCAGTCTAGTTGTTCCAGAATCTCCAAATGACTGCCTTAGTCTAGTTTGAGTTACCTTTACAACATTGCTATCTTCATATCCAGGAATCTTTCCATAAATCATTTGCTGAATAAATCCAGCATACTTTTTAGCCTTGTCTGCTGGGATAACTGCTTCTCCAGGAGACAGCATCGCTGGCATAACATCTCCAGCACCCTTTGGTCCTGGTACGCTAACAACACCATTCTTGTAGCCTGGAACTGTAGTTTGCTTTGGCTGAGTTGGCTTTACAGCAGAGTGAATAGCGTGGAACTTAGACCAATCAACACCTAGTCCCTGGCGAAGTCTAGCTACCATATCTTGGTATACCTTGACTTCTCTTGGGTCTGTTAGGTTAAAGCTAGCTATTGTTTCTTCTAGAAGTGGAATAACCCTTTGAATTTCAGAGACCATTCTTTGCTGGTACTGCTGTGGTGTTAGTCCAGCCATCAACGACAGTGTTGATTCCGCAAATGCCCTCTTTGCACCACCCTTGATTCCAAGTAGATTTATCATTGCCTGCTCTTCCATAGATGGAAGATTTTCTGCATAGTCTCTTAGACCAGATGCTCTAGTAAATACACCTGCAGGACCTACGTCTGCAACAACATCTCCAAAGACGTTAGATGCTGACAAGTCTTTGTCTACACGAAGAAGAGAGGCAACTAACTGTCTAAAGTACTGCTCTTCATTAAATAGTGCCATTGGCTGGTTGTTGGCAAATGTGGGGTCTAGCGGTGACTCAAGGGCAAGGAATCTTCTTTGTCTCCTAACATCTGTAGGGTCTTGCATCACCACAATTCGCTGCTCAGGTGACTTTAGTCCATGAGCCCTACGAGCAATCTCTGTTGCTCTCATTTCTGCAACTGCAGCTCTTTCATCAAGTACTGGCTTTACGAATACCTTTTCGCCTTCTGGAGACATGTATACTCCGCCAAGACCAAAAATTGGGAAGCTGTGTCCAGTAGTCTTAGCAAGCTGGTGCCCATACTTTCTAGGAGGAACACTGGCATAAGAGCTCTGAAGGAACATTTCATAGATCTGCTCAGCTGCTTCTCTGTCCTTCTGAGTGCCCTTACCAGAGCGAGGCATACCAAGCATTACACCTTGGCTAAATCCAGGAAGGTTTCCTGCAATCATACCCTGAATAATAGGAGCATACTTCTTTGCTGCATCGGCAGGAATAACTGCTTCGCCTGGGGACAAGACTGCTGGTACAATATCTCCTGCACCCTTAGGTCCTGGAACGGAAACAATTCCAGATGCAAGCTTTAGACCTGCTTGCTTTGCAATTGCTCTACCAGTATCGAATCTTTGCTGTTCATTAAATGCCATTCTATAAACATCGCCAAGCTTCTTTACAGCACTTGCTTCTGATGAGAATGTCTGAATTAATGTCTGGTGAACTTGATCAAGAGACGCTGAAACTGCAGCTGCCTGAAGCTGCTCTGTTGTCAGATAGTCAAACTGCTCTCCAAGAATAGTTGATTGCTTACCAGTTCTTTGGAATAGCTCTCTTACAAAGGTAAATCCCTTAATAATGTTTGCAACACCGTTGGCCAATAGACCAAATGTCATAAGTGCTACTGGACCTACGGCACCAAGCAAAACAGTAAGTCCAGTAATAAATCCCTTTGCATTGTCACTTAGAGAGTTAAACTGCTCAATGATCTTTGTGGCAAACTCAATAATTGGGGTAATTAGTTTTAGGAACTGCTCTCCGACTGGAGCAACAGCTGCATTAAATTCTTCAATGGCTTTCTTGAATCTAAATGTTGTAGACTCTTCTACACGCTTCAACTCTTTTGAGGATAGTTGTGCAAGCTCTTGAGTTGTTGCATTAGTTAGCTCTAGAACACGAGATGCCTGAGTGCCCTCTTGAATTACGTTCTGGAACAACGTAGATAGACGAGAGAACTGGAACTTACCAAATAGCTGCTCAATAGCTTGTGCTCTTTGTGACGGGTCCAGTGTATCTAGTGCAGAAGCAAAGTCTACAACTAGCTTACGTACGTCTCCACGTGAGCCATCAACAATTTCCTTGACATTAATACCAAAAACCTTTAGCATGTTTGCTGCTTGACCAGTTGGATTAATCAAGGATGCAAGACCAGACTTTAGGGCGTTAGCACCTTCAGAGGCATTAATTCCACCTTCTTTCATGGCTGTCAAGAAGAATGCAAGGTCTTCTACGTCTCCACCTAGCTGTTGTACAACTGGACCTGCTTTAGGAATAGCAATGGTTAGGTCTTCAATGCTAACTACCGTTTGGTTTTCAACTGCGTTTAGGAAGTCAATCTTCTTTGCCAAATCCTCAGTTGCAGTTCCAAATGCGTTAGTTAGAGAGATGGTTGTTTCAAGTGCTTGCTGCTGCTCTACATTACCAAGAACTGCTAGGCGGTTTGCTTCTGTTACCTGGTCAAGAAGTTCCACTCCAGTCTTACCCATGGCTGCTGCATCAGCTGCTAGACCAAGAGTCTTTTCTACCGCTACACCATACTTAGTAAATTCTTTTGCAAGCTCCTTAAGAGTATCAATCATCTCATCGGCTTCTTCAGGAGGAGTAAACAACTCTCCATAAACACGCTTGAATCTAATTGCTTGCTGCTCTAGTTCCATGAATGTTTTGGAAGCCATTGTTCCAAATATGGATAAAGGAATTGTAAAACCAACCATAAGCTGGCGACCAGCCCACTGAGTGTTCTTACCAAAGTTTAGAAGATTAGTAGAACCCTGCTTTAGTAGCTGATTAAATATTTGCTGTCTTTGAGCATTGATTGCTGTCTGGGTAGCCAGACTTTCCATATCTAGCTTTAGTGGTCTTACAGCAATTGCCTTTAGTGCACCGTTAGCATCTCGGCCAAGAGATATGTACTGAGTCTGTAAGTCTTTGACTCGTTCTCTTGCAACCTTTTCAATCGTATCAAACTCTTTGGTGAAGGTTTTTCTAAACCCACCAACTTGAGATGCACCATATCTAAAGTACTCTCCCATGGAGAGCTTGTTCTTTTCAAGGGCGTTGGTAAAGCTCTCAGAAGAGCTCTGAATATTTTTTATTGAGGCTGACCACTGGCCACTAGCATTGAGGTCATCGATAAGACCTCGCCTCAGCTTCCTAGCAGATTCTGCATTGGCAACTGAGGACGAGGCCATCTGTTTTTGGAAGGCTGATATCTGTGCCTGTAGCATCTTGATAGACGCTATAGCATCGGAAGTATCTACTCCAAATCTAATATTTGATTCTATATCAGCCATTAACCTATTTTACTCCTGTAGGCTAGGCGGTAGGAATGGCTCCCATCAGAGCAGTATCGCCAAGATTGATTCCAGATGCCTCTTCTACAATCTTGTATACTGTCGGAAGATCCAAACTTTCCTCTAGCTTTGCCAAATCTTCTGCAAGTTCTGGCTTGTACTGCTTCATTGCAATCTGTACACATGCCATAAGCACGTCCATTGCCTTATCGTTATTATCGGCAACCTTTGCAATGTCGGCAAACTTGTTCATGAAGTCACGCAATAGTGAAATCTTTAGCGGTCGTACGCTGATCTCTGTTCCATCGATTAACTTGATGATCTTTTCTTCATTGACTGTTACAGTCATAGTGCCTCCTGAGCTTTATTTACAGTATATTATAGCACAAAGGTCTAGGATTTTTTAGTTAAATCTTCGTAACCAAGACCCATTCCAATACCAAAGCCAGCCTTCTGGGCATTATATCCTTGTAGTGCTGTGATATCATTTGAGTCACCTGTTTTGCCACCACTGAAAAACTTAGCCTTCATCTTTTCCCAGGCGTTTTGCTCACTCTTACCAGTTTGTTTGTCAAGATCAACACCCTGCATTGCTGCCATAAACTTCTTGTCCCTGTAGTCTGAGTCTCTTTTAGCATTAAGAGTTACCGTTAGCTCTGGCATTGATAAAGATGTTTCTAGTTCGTCATAGTCTTTCCAGATACCCAGCAAAAATACTTCAGACTCAAGAGTAACTAAATCCATCTCGCTCCACTTTGGAGAGCTTTCCTGGGCTTGTTGTTTTACAGGCTCTTTATCTTCGCCATTAATCTTTATGCCTGCTGCAATCTCTAATAGCTTATACATTGACTTGATGTCTAGGTTATCTTCTACATCTTCTGTAGTCTTTAGCCTTGGGCAGTACTGTTTCATTGCTACCCTAGAGCATTCTATCAATATGCTTAGCGTGTCGTCTTCTGAGTTGGCTTTGTCTAGGTTTTCAAACTGTTGCATGAACTCTCTAAGATATTTAATCTTTAAGGGAGTCATAAAGACTTCAGTACCGTCGATCAGAAAGATGGTTTCTGAGTCATAAATTTTATTAGGCATTCATATAGTATACCAAAAGCAAACTGCCCCAGCAAGTTAATGCCAGGGCAGTTCTATTAAGTTATAAGCAGTTGCTATTAAGCAGCTGGGATAGTACGGTCTACAATCTTACCGTAGGATGCACTGTCGTTTGGAAGCAAACGGAACGATACCTCGAACATTGTTGCTTCGTCACGCTTTGCACCTACTGTTACGCTCTCGATAGAGAGAGCACGGTAAGCTACGTAAACACGCTCAATCTGGTCCGAAGCTGCACAGTCACCTGTACCAGGACCAACAGCTACTAGACCACGCTCAACTGGGCACTCACCGATGTCACCTGCGGACAGGTTTAGGGTTGGGTTACCAGAAACAGTGGTTAGGTCGCCATCATTTGCAGCTAGTGCAAACAAAAGGTTTTCTAGGGTAGCTTCAGCAAATGTAGTGTTTAGGTTTACCTGCATGCCCTGCTTGTACAACTTTGCAACGTCTAGAACCTGGTCAACCTGGACCTCACCGAAGTCAGGCTGGAACTGGATCTCTAGACCGTTCATTGTGTAACCAACGTTACGGAAGTCAGCGTCGTTAGAAAGTGTCTCTCTGAACGATACGTCCTCCACGTATGCTGGAAGGTCAGCGTCTTCTAGAACGCCAGCCTCGTGTGTAAATAGAGCAGCTGCACCAACAATAATCTGGGAGCTGTTACCACGTGTATATGCCATAATTTTCACCTCTTTTTTCTGTATGGAATAAGTGGGCGATGTTTCCTCATGCTAATTATAGCATGGTTTTATATAGTAGTGTCATTATAGGATGTATTTCCTGTAGAATACCCCTTGGTGTGGTAGCAATAATCAATGATAATCTTATTACCAGCAAATGTTCTAGCAGTACCAAAGTCAACAATGTCCCTGGTCTCTTCTAGCTGATAAATCTTAATGTCATGGAAGTAGACTGGCAAGAATTCTTTAGTAGTATTTCCGTCTGGCTTTACGTATACACCATTAGTAAGCTTACTGCTAATCCAGGAATTTAGATCCTGAGCAGACTCGTCTCCACGATCTAGTAGGTCAGCAATGTACTGGGTAGTATCTACCATTACAGGAATGTCCAAAGAATAGAAGTAGTACAAAAGTTGCTCATCCTTAATATGTGGGAAAGCTTTTCGACGCATCTTAAACATTCTGTCGTATACCGCAAACAAGTTGCCAGTATTGTTTAGTGTGGCTGTCTGCGTTAGCTGCTCAATGGTTGATGGGCTAGTTGGAAAAAATGGGACATCGTTATCTGCAATGTTTAAAATCTTTTCCTTAAGATAGTCATTTATAAAAATAGGTGGGTACGAAATAGCCATTATAGATCTCCTGCCTTTGCAATCCAGCCTCTACCAACAGCTACGCCCTTAGACCTACCGCCACGCTTTGACAAACCTAGATCAAAGGCTGCTGGATTTCTTAGATATGTAAGTATACCAGCTGATTGCAAGTATGACTGTGCAAAGTATGAATTGAAGAATGACCTAAATGTTCTTTCGTATTCCCCAGAAACATTGCCTCCAGGGTTTGCAACTGTTACTGGGTTAGATGTAAACACCTGTTCACCATTATCATCCTGAAAGGCCAATACCCTTCGCTTTGGCACAATCGTTACTGGTATTCCAGCTTCCATGACTCTTGCTTTATCAATAAACGGGGTGCTTGATCCTTTTTGAATACTTGATGACTGTCTAAACGAAGATACAAAAGAGATTCTATCTCCAGAAACTATAAAGTCAACATCAAATAGTCTTGCGTTTGGAGAACCAGTTTGACTCCACTCATATACGTGGTGTAGCAGCTGAGGGGAAACCCTAGCGTTAGCGTCTATATATTGTTTTAGACTTTCAACTACAGAGACACCAGTACCTCTTAAAAAATCTGGAACGCCTTGCTTAACACCCTCAAAGAATCCTAAGCTATACTGAATGACATTTCTCATATCCTTATTAAACTGAGTGTCATCTATTGTTATCTTCAACATTATATATCAGCTGCCTGGTTCTCTGATCTACGAACCACCAACTTGAAATACTCTACGTTTCCAAATGGTCCCATAAACGGTTCATTAGTTGCAATCTCAAAGATTGTTGACTTTCCTGCTCTTGGACCAGAGGTTTCTACGTATATTGGATTGCAGTTCTTATCACGAATATTAGTAATGATTACGTTAGTAATTGCATTTCCAGATTCCCTGCTAGAAAATCTAATGTCATCTCTTACACGACCTATCAACAGGCCTTCTTGTGTAATATTAACATTTGGCTTGACATCTTCTTTTAAAGCTGCTCCAGCAGAGTTTAGGCTACAAGCGATTGTGCGATCCAATACCCAAGTTTTCTTTACGTTACCTAGAGCACCCTGCTCAACAATTGGATGGTAGACATCTGCCTCCATTGGGAACATAAAATCTGTCTTATCGCCACATGCCATTTATAGCACCCCAAGTGTTATGATTGGCTTAAGATACTTAGATAGTATCTTGTCAACCAAAATGTTTCCTGTTCCCTCAAAAACTCCTGGATCAAACTTAATCTTAAACTGATCAGTGTTGTAGTCAGAGATATATCTCTTGTAATAATCTAGCTTGCCACAAGCAATATCATCAATCAACAGCTCTGTTGCCCTAACAATTTCTGATGGAAGCTTTTTGTATCCAAATAGGCCAACTACCTTATAGTCAAATCCCTTTGGAAAACCACGATATACGAAGTTTAAATCTAGCATGTCTGATCCACCTGCTGGTAGCATGTTTGGTGCTGACTCACTTCGATCAATTACGCCAGCATACTTCTGCTGAATTCCAAGCTTATTTAGCTCGTACTGAACAGAATAATCTTCTGCATTCTCTGTTTCAAAGACAAGAGCATTGTTTTCATAAATAGCTATAATCTGCCTTAGATCTGGCCATATTGGAAGGATATCTGCACCAAGACCAACGGTATCGTGAGTACCCTTTTTATAATAAAATCCATCAGTTACTACAGAGTCTATGATGGCTCTAGCAAGCTCTTCATGCTTCTTGTAGTCTGCTATTTCGCTAGCAGTAGTTCCTTTTGTATTGGCATCTACATATGGCCTAACAACGGTCACCAGATGCTCTTCACCATCTATCTCAATGGTGTAATCGTTATCATAGTCAGAAGGTAGGTTAATAGTTACCTTAGACTGGTTTGAAGATATAACGCTTCCTGTGGTTATGGAGAGGTCCGCCATATCTATAACGGTATATTCATATGTGCCTGCTGGGGCACCAACTTCTAATACCGCCTGAACTGGATATGGCGGAACCCTCAATATTTCCATTTTACTGGCCGAACTCCTTAGCAACCTCTTCTGGTGTTGCTAGTCGTACGTGATCACGAGTCAACCACTTGTCAGCTGCAGCCTTTGTAACAATGTTGTAGCCACGGTAAACCTTACCAACGCCACTCCAAGTTACATTCTTGGTAGAGTGTAGGGCAACCTTCTCTTCCTTAGCAGCTTCCTTTACTGGTGCTGCCTTTGGCTTCCTTGCCACCTTTCCAGTGCCAATAACACCGTTTTCTACAGATGTAATTCCTGCTACTTCTTCAGCTGGCTTGCCAGGGTTCTGGCTACCAGAAGAAATAACATTCTTAGGTTCTTCAGCCTCTACTGGCTTAACATCTTCAACTACTGGCTCAACGACAGTCTCTTCAGCATTCTTTGCAATAATTTCTTCGATAACAGCCTTAAATTCCTCTACCTTTTCGGCTGGAATAACTGGCTCACCTTCCTGAAGCATTGCAGGAATAACTGGAGTCTCTTCGATAACGTCTTCGTTCTTGATTTCTTCAGACATAATATTCTCCTTTGTCATTCATAATTATAACAGATTAATGAAGAAGAGGGCAGAGGCTAGATGCCCCTGCCCCCTCAATGGTTTTTGTTACAGATTAGTCATCTGCAGCAGCATCAGCGAACGCAATTGCGTCCTCTTCTTCCCACTGTACACCAAAGCGGACGAATACTGTGTATTCAATGGTGTCCTTCTTTGGCTGGTACTGACGGTTTACAGTGATGTCACGCTGGAATCCCCATACACGGTTCTGTGGGAATGTCAAGTCGACATAGCCCTCAGGGTAGTAAGGAACTTCCTGAACATCAATGCCTAGAACACGGGTAGTGCGAGCACCACCGAATGTCTGGCCCTGGCCATCTAGGTAAGCCTGGGTGTTAGCCTGGGTGTTACCATTCTTGCCTAGTGCCTCAGCAATAGCGTCAGATAGGGTACCGTTGTTCTTAACGATGCCCTGGAAAGCGTCTGTACCTGCGTAGAACTTCAGGTTAGACTTGATTGCACGGTACTTACGTGGCATTGCAAGAATAATCTGCTGCATTACCTCTGGTGTCCATGCGTTGTCTGCTACTGTAACAACAGCTTCGTGTGCATCTCCGTTAGTCGTGACACGGTTTACAAAACCGTTCATGATTGACAAGAATGCGTCGTTGCCTGTTCCAGTTCCGTTGATCGCTAGATCTTCGATGTCATTTGCAAATGCATTTGTCATCAAACGGACTAGGTGGTCTTCAAGGGCTGCACCCTCAATACCATCTTCGAGAGCCTCAGCTGAGACCTCCCAGTCGAGACGTAGCTTCTTGGTTGATAGCTCAACCTTAGAGAACTGAGCACCAGTGTTCTCGTAGTTACCAACAGCCTGAGCAGCTGCACGGATAACACGCTCACCAACGTTCACCTTCTCTAGCTCCATAGTGTTCGCTCGCATAGTTACACGACGACCGTCCTTGGCGAGTACAGTTGCATCCCATACGTAGTCAATAAAACGACGTGCCTGTTCAGGGCGTAGAATACCACTGCCTGCATCACCCGAAGGATTTACAGAGTTTGGTCCAGTTGTTAGACCGTATTCAGCATTTGGGATGTTTCCAAGTGTGTTAGCACCTGGCTCTGTTACACCACCAATGCCACCAGATGCAAATGCACCCTGACCTTGGTAAAGACCAGGAGCTGTGCCACCTAGTTCGCCAGATTCTCCTGGCTGGTTTTTGATAATCTCTTCCGACATATTGTCACCTCCTAAGTGATATGTGTCTTAATTAAATAAGTCGGCAGTTTTGAGGAAACGTCCGCCCCATAGGGATTTTTCAACCTGCTTTGCAGGCTGTTCCTGTACGATCTCGCCTAGATCGCCAGACTTACGGAAAGCTGTATCTGCCTCTACGGCATCAATACGCTTTCCAATATTGTTGAAATCACTCTCAGCATCATTTAGCTTGGCGTTAACCATGCCGAGGGACTTCTTTAGTTCAGCAACTTCGTCATTTAGTGACTTTACTACTGATGTTAGATCGCTAAAGGCTGTTGCGATACCGTCACGAATTTCAGCTACTGCTGATGCAACGATATCCTCTGACTTAGATACTTCTTCCTTTACAGCCTCGTCCTCTTCCTTCATGTCATCGGCCTTTAGAGTTTCCTCATCGTCCTCATCCATGTCGTCAGACTTCTTCTCTTCCTCGTCCATGGCGTGTCCAGACTTTTCAGTCTTAGACTCCTCTTCCATGGTCTTGTCCTCAGAATAAGACTTTTCTACTGTATCTTCGGTTGCAGTATCTGCCTCTGGAGCGACCTTTGCTTCTTCAACTACATCATCGTTCTTAACGACATCTTCAGTTGTTTCGTTCATAGGATCTTCCTCCTTCGTCATCTTAGAAAGATTAATGCCTTTAGCACTATCAACTAAGAACTTTATCATTTCTGTTTTCTCGTTGTCATTCTTTTCAACGAAACCAATATTCTTCATCGGAGTGCCATCAATAGGGCTTACCTCTACGTCTGAATCTGATACCTTTACGATACCGTTTGAACTATCCCAGAACACGTTTTCAAATTCAGTGTCTAGGGTTTCGCCCTTAATCACATCTACGCCATCAACCTTTTGTACAGAAAGAATATTAGCAAACTGATTTGCTGGATTATCTACAAGGGATAGCTCAATAAGGTCGTATTCCTTAATAATGCGGACAGTCTTATCCATCTTTTCATCATAAGCATCTTCGTACTTATTCATACGGCCACCAATAGAAAAGCCAGAAAGGGTGCCATCCAGGACCTTTTCCCAAGTATCCTGAGCACCCTTTGAAACATATGCAGAAACATAAACGCCTGTGTAAAACTTCTTAGTCTCTGAATCGAAATACTTATCTTCTTTAAAAGACACCATCTTGCCAACAGATATTGGCTGGTGCATTTCACGGATATTGCCACGGAACTTAGCGAATGCCCTTAGAGATGCCTCTGTGGTAACAATGTCAGACTGCTTATCAACGTTGTCAAGTGTGGCAAATCCAGAAACGATACGTCGTTCCTGATCTACCTTACTAAAGGGCATTGAGAGACGAACGTTGTCCCCCTCTGTATCCCACTGAGCCTTTGATATAGTCATACTACCTTAATTATAATGTACGTTTTTATTAAATTGTTATATTTGTATAAGAAACTATTATATCAGATTATTCTGAAGAATTTCCCTCACCTTGAGGATTTCTTCCAGAAGTTGTTGCTGGACCATCTGATTGATTGTTCATACGCTCTGTATCTCTTTGGCGATTGTCTGCTAGATTAGCTCTAGCGTCTGTAGCCTGTCGTGGAGACATCTCAAATGGCTCATCGCCATCTGGACGCTGTGGCAGACCAAGAGCTTCACGTGCCTCATTAGGAACCATAATTTGAGTCTTAACATAACGTTCAAGAATTTGAGACTGCGTAACCTCGTCTGTAAGAGTTAGCTCATTAAAACGTAGCTCAAGAATATCTGTTTTTTCTCTAATGATTCTTCCAATAAACTTTTCAATGTTTCTCTGCATTGGCCTCGCAACCTGCTCTTTGAAGGTACGGTCTTGAGCAAGTGCAGCTGCAATGTTAGAAGCATCAGATCCACCAATCTTAGATAGCGGAACCTGGTGTGCAATTAGAATGTCATCACGGTTGCGAAGTCTATACTCATTAAAGGATGCTTCCTGGACACCATTCTCAATAGGCTTCATCTCAAATTCCACCTTATTCTGGTCTGTATCTCCAGGAAGAGGGATGTACAGAGTTCTGTGCGACTGCCCCTTTAGATTTGTCTGAAGGAATCTGAATAGCTTGTCTTCTGCCTCAGATGATAGCTTTGCACCCTTAAGGGTTACAACATAACGTGGCACAGCCTTGTTGCTAAAGTAGTCAATATTGTATTGTGACGCTAGCTGGTCTCCATGTAGCGAGGATACGGCAGACATAATATCTGGAATTCCGTAATAAGTGTTTAGTGGCGAGTATTGCTTAAAGTGAATAATTTCGTTTGGACGAGGGTCACCAGTAATTGGGTTAGGGTTATTAGCACCAAAGTTACGGAAGTAAACAACCTTGTGACCAATAATCTGAACATATCCATCCTTTAGTCTACGGACACGCATTGTGGTTGCAGGGATGTGACCAATGTAACCAATCTCTCCACGGATGGTTCTACCTATTTCAAGATATCCATTTCCAGTGGACTCATAATCTGTCAAGACTTTCATCATAACATTGGTAAACGACTCTTCGTCATTAAGATTCTCTAGCCAGTCACGCATCTCAATCTTCATACGCTCAATACGACGACGGGCTTTCTCACGTGCTGAATCATTATCGTTAGCCTCAATGGCCATCATTGTGCGATCAGAAACGTGGAAGTCATATCCAAGACCAACAATGTTTTCTACCTTTGCATCAATAGCTGCGTGGTTAGCAAATGATGTGTCGTAGAAATTAGCCAATTCGTATAGATTCCAGGGTGGTGTAATAACGTCAAACATGCCATAGCCATTACGGTATACACTTCCTGGATTGATTTCTTTAGACCTTGCACCATCAATACCACGGCTAACTGAGTAAGCACTGTCAAGATATAGTGGGTTATTTACATCCAAGTCTTTAGGAATCTGAGTCTCATAAGCCTTAGCCATTCTTTCTGAACGACGCTTAAAGTTCTTCTCTAGACCATTAAGGTTTTTTAGTTCGTCCCAGTTCTTATTGAATGGGTCTTGTGCTTTGAAAACGTCTTCTTGGCTTCCAAACTCTGGTAGGCCAATATCCCTAATATATAATTCGTCTGACATTAGCCTTCATCTCCATATAGCTTTAGTGTATCCTGTGCTGCCTTAACTGCACCAAGGTCATTGAGGTTTGGAATTAGACCTTGCTTCATTCTGTCTACTTGTTCTGAATATTCTTCATCTGTTACCCTTCCCATTCCTGGAAAGAAGATCGGCTTGCCGTTAGGCTCACCATGATATGCTGCAGCTTGGCGAAGTCTCTGCAGCTGTATTTCGTCACCCCTATGAGACGGAATGTTTAAGATGTTTCCCTGACCATCCGTAAACCATTTACCGTTTTCTCTCTGCCAAACATAGATACCCCAATCATAATTTTTGTCTAGAACTGTAACCTTAGAGTTACCAATTTGATTGAGATTTTCCTTATTCATAACCAATAGTATACCATATTATACGGCTTGGTAGGTATTAGTCTTCCATGAAACATTTTGATAGAATTTATAAGCATAGTCACCAAATGTTGTCTCTACTGAGTCATCTACGATAATTTTATTGGTTCCTGTGTAAGCCTTGTAGATGTCTGAAGGGTCAACTCCGTAATAGCTAGTGGTTGATATAACCAACACCTCTTCCCAAAGATATGGAATTGCATTCCAATAGTTCCAATCTAGCGTTAGCGAGCCAGCCTTTTCTACCTTAAACCATGGTCTTTGAACAACGTTCTGTACTTCTTGTAGGTTTGTAGACTTATAATAAGACAAACTATTAAAGGTTAGTGGACCATTTATACGCAAAGCACCCTCATAGTTATTAAAATCTTGAGTATTTGCAAACCTAATTCCAAGAGTTGCCCATTCTTTAATCGTAATAGTTGGATCCTTTACTAGCTTTCCATTTAAGTAGAAGGCTAAACCATTTTCTACTTGTCCCCTGGAATTAATGGCATAGATTTTTGCACGTTTTCCAGATGGATGGGTGGCAACCATATAAAACTTAATATACGAGTTTTTGCTTTGCAACTCAAAGATTTGTGTTGGGGCGTATGGGAAAAAGTCTTGATCAAATCTAAGAAACATTTGCATAGCAATTACCTTGTGATTGTCAGATCTTGACTGGTTGATTGGAACAGCTATTCCACGGTTTACTATTGGATCGTACTGTCCCTTTATGGTTATTCCGCTGTTTCTTGTCATGTAAAGGTATGGTGTGCTACCCTTGTAAATTGTAAAAGGATTATCCTGATTGTATGTAAAGTAGAATCCATCTTTTCTATATGGATAGATGTCATTCCCAAACCTAGTTCCAATAGCAGTTGGCGAAGTTTCAGACAAAGATAGGGAGCAGTACTCTAGCCTTCTAATTGATATTGGGCTGTCAGCGATGCTTAATGTCTTTGCTTCTATGTGAGTTACTATTGCTAGATCTTCAAAGGGTATGGAGTTTGGTGGGTAGATAATCATGTTATCTACTACCTCATACTTTGTATTTAGCCAGTTATCTCCTGGCTTTAGAATTCCGTCCTTTGATGGTCTCTCTTCATTAATAAATGAGTTTAGGTTTTTATTTGGGTTATCCTCTATCAGCTGGAATGTGACGTATGTTTTTACGATTGAAGAAGATGTGTCATATTTATAGGTATTTTCAGCTCTGTTTTTTAAATCTTCATAGCTATCAAATCCTGTAAATAAATGGTTGTCGAGAGATTCGTATGATCTTTGAATTGGCGTAGCATATTCAGAAGCCAGCTCTTCGTAACTCCACGATCCCGTTGTTTGCTCTTGAATAAAAATCGATGGTGCTGGGTAGTCAATATTAAACTGCAAAAAGTCTAAATCCAGTCTGCTGTCTCCCTTGGCATCAGGAACTAGCTTGGCAAATGTAGATAATGGAACATAGTCTTGCCAGTAAGAGTTTGATCCTACAGCTAAACCAAATCCAGAAATTTGAGAGTCTACTAAAGATAGGTGATAACTTGCTATATGAGAAAATATTATACTGTTAGCATATTGTCCAAGAGATCCGCCATCATAAAGAAACTCATACACAGCAGTATTATAAAATTCTGCATCTGCGGTTGAAGAAAGAATATTTCCATCTACAAATTCATCAGTAAACATTAGTCCAGACTCACCAAAGATAGACTGTATTTCAGCTAGGTTCTTTTCTGAACATACACCAATAGAATAAATGTTTCCAGTAAATGTTTGAGTAAAGTCTTTTCTTCCACCTATATACAAAGACATATTTGAAAGTCTTCCAAAAAACTGTGCAACCTTTTCACCATAGTAATCGGAGAATCTTTGTATGTCTATACCAATAGCAAAGTCTTCGCCCAAGAAGTATCTCTCTTTTGAATCTACTATAGTAATTCCATCTCCATCTTTTAGAATATACTCTATCTTATCCTGAGATATGGCTATTTCAAAGTATGACCCAAATACATTATCTTCTATCAGAAGTACCGTTTGCTTTGTTTGTAATGGGACTGATGATACTTCTTTGCAAGTAACATAAAAAGCTTTTGCCTGGCTGGAAGATAGGGAAAAATTGTTTACATAAATATATCCGTTTGTATTATTCCACCCAGAGTTTGGCCTAAGAGAAATTATGCTATCATCTCCGTTTTGAATTAGTTTAACATCATTAAGCCACTGATCCTGAGTTTTGTTATCAAAGACTGCTAAGGCATTGCTATACCCTGGGAATGCTAAAGTATTTCCGTTTATTCTGAAATTATCATAAGCACCCTGTGACCATTTGCCAATATTTGGATAGGTATAGTTTTTGGAATACTTAGAGAATGGATAGTCTATAAATACAGAGCTTCCGCTATAAGAGTTGTTTATGTTTTCTGGAAACTCAACACCTTGACCATAAATAAACCTTCTCTTGGCAACTTGAAGTGGTACCTTATATCCATATATTGCAACTGCATCTATCTCTACTGGAGACACATCTTGGTATGACCAAAATGCCATCCAGTCATTATCTACCGTAATGTTATTGATAATGGAAGTTATTTCTGTCATCTCAATTTCAGTAGCGTCTATAAAGACCTCTCCAACCTGCTCACCATTAATGATCATTGATATTGATGATGGAGAGTACCTGAGCTGAACAAGCATTGGTCTGTACCACTCACCAACAAAGTGCTTAATAAAGTTATCTCCTACCTTGAAAGAAATGAATGGTCCACCAACATAAACACCATCAGTACCCCTAATGCTACCAAAAATCTTTTTGTCAATAATGCTGTCTGAGTTAGCCCTGATCCAGAACTCAACAGTGTAGTCTTTATATTTTCCAGACTCATTCAAAAAGCCTAGGGAAGGCAATATAAGAGATGGCTTGCTGCTTCCCACACCCTGCATAGTAGTTACATTGTTAGTTCCATAAACCATAGGGAAACCACTATTTTTAGCTTTAAGTGCATAGTTTTCTACAATGTAATACCCGTCAAAATTTTGAAGACCGTATGACTGTACTGGAATTCCATAAAGCCCAGACTCTCCAAAAATATTTGATGGTATTGATTCAAGGGTTTGTCCTAAAGAGGATGAATTAAATTCTTCAGACCACTGGCCGAGAGAAATACCATTCACTAAAAAGCTATAGTTTTCTGCATCATCACCCTCATAGAACCTAGCACGAATAACAAGTCTCATCATTGATGACTGGATTACTGGCGTAAAGGTTTCTGATATAAAGATCCAGCTTTCATATATTTCAGTAGAGAAAAACTTTAGGTCTTGTACAATAGCTCCACTAACGCTATCATAATATTCATACCCAATATCAAATCCAGAAACATATGGTGTATTAGAATATAAGAAAACGCCAACATTTATTGTTGATAGCTCCTGGCTCAAGTTGTTAAAAGAAACAATGTCTGGGCTAACAGATGTTACATAGAACTCTCTTCCAGAAGTATCGTCTACAGTTATTTTAGATACATGACTTGTGGGAAATGGCTCGTCAATAATTCCAGTTACAAGCTCTGCTAAACCGTTATCAATCTGCCAAGATTCCATATTTCTTTGAGCCTCAGAAATTAGAGAAATATAGTCAGCAGAATCATCTAGTGGCCAAAGGGCAATGGGGTGTTCAGAAAAGACTTTTTCTGCATAAAGATTAGATGGATTAGACATTGTTCACCACCTATAGTTTACCATAGACTAAGCCAACAAATGCCAAAAGGCTGGCGACATGTACTTTGTTCCACTCAAAATCTCTCTAGACTCATGAAAGAATGGCGGTATTGATGGAAAGATTACCAGACTGCCAGCAGTTGGCTTAATGACTACTTCCTGATCTGGAAAGGCAATTTCTCCACCAGAATAGTCATCATTGAGATATAGGACAGCAGAAATATGCTCTGTTGTAGGATTTGGTGAAGAATCTGTATGCGGTCCCATGGATGCCCCCGTAAAATACTTACTTATGCTTATTGGCATCTGTGTTCCTAATTTTATTCCAAGAGTATTTGCGTAATCTTGACCATATTCTGAAAGGGTATCCTTCAATAGTGAAAAGATGAGCCTTACATTTTCAGCTGCTGAAATATAGGCATCTGGATTTGTAGTTTTTCTTTCACCAAATACATAAGAGCCATTACTAGATGACCAGGAATGCCAGCTAGATATTAACGAGGCTTCGGACAGGTCATTGTTTGATAACTCAATTGCCTCTATTAGGCCTTTTGGATCTTCAATGACAGATTCGTAGTAAAATATTTTTTCTGAAAACACTATAGGCTTAGATGACATTTAAGACTTCCATTGCTTCTTTTGCTCATCTTGCTTTGGCTGCTCAGCCATCTTTAATCTTGCAAGCTCTTCTAGGAATCCTTCTGGATAGTCTATATCTGCATAGTCCCAAGATAGAAGCATCGTATAACGCTCTCCAGATGTAACCTCAGTTACTGAATGAACATTATCAATGCCAACATCAAATACAATTACCGTTCCTGCCTTTGGTGCAATAGAAATATCATGATCTCTAAATGCGAGATTTCCGCCCTCATAGTTATCATTAAGATAAATAATTGTAACAAGCTTATTATCTTGCCAGGCATTTGGGGTTCCATCTAGCTCTGCATTGTCTGCATGGTCTCCTGCGTAAGCTCCTGGAAGCCACTTGTGAGCACTCAGTGTAAGATTTCTTACTGGTCTACCCATAACATCTTCAGCCATATTTTTTAGAGACTGTCTCAACTCTTCAAAAAAGTTTGGATTAAATAACTCTATGCCAAGCTGGCTCTTTGGTCCGTTTGGATCCATTACACGGGCATTAAAGAAACAAGTTTCTTGCCACAAAGAGTCTCCAGCATCATAATAGCTTATAAGCTTTTGACATTCCTCGCCTGATAAAAAGTTTGGAAACTCTACAATATCGTGTTTATGAACAATCTTTTCCATAATTATTAGGCAAGCTTATTGCCCTTAGCCCACTCCTCTTTTTGCTTAGCTTGTTGCTCTCTAACTTTTCTTGTCTCTTCTTCCCACCAAGTCTTCTTTTCTTCAGAATACTCTGCGTCAGCAAAGTCCCAGAAAGAAACCATAGTATATCTAGTGCCAGCAGTAATTTCTGTAACTCCGTGAATATTCTCTACCCCACCAGGAAAAGTAATTAGTGCATATGGGGTTGGCTTGAACGAAATGTCGTGATCTGGGAAATAGAGGTCTCCGCCTTCATAATCTCCATTTAGGTACAGGATTGCCACATACTTGTTAATCTCAAAGGCATTGGGTTCTCCGTGGTTATCAGAGTTGTCTGAGTGTGGATTGGCAAATCCTCCAACATCCCACTTTTGTGCATGCGAAGTGTTTGCCTTTACTTCTCTACCAAAAACAGCCTCTACATTTGCCTTAAACTGCTCACGCAAGTTATCGAAAAAGTCTCCAGGCAAGTGATAGTCTGCAAGCATTGGGTCATTTGGTTGCAACCCCATGCCAGAAGAACCATAAAAAGCAATATCTCCCCACATTTCAGCCTTTGCCTCAAAGTAGTTAATCATATTTTTTGCATCTTCTGGACTTACAAAGTTTGGAATCTCTACGATTCTATTATCTTTGATTCCAAGAATGCTATTCTCTATTGGCTCATCCTTATAATATATAAAACTATCTTTATTGATAATATTAGACATTGCCTACCTCCGAATTATTGTGAGCAGTGATAGTCCAGAAGAATGGGCAGGTATACCTAATTCCAGACTCTATTGTAGTTATGCCATGAATATAGTTCATGTCTCCAGGGAAGAAGTAAGCAGCTCCACGCTTTGGCTTAAATTGGATTCCCTGGTTTGGAAAATATAGCTCTCCACCTTCATAGTCATCATTTAGATAGATAATTGTAGCAATGTCGTACCAAGGAAAGTCATTAGGCTTTCCTGCATTATCTCCCTCATGTAATTCTTTGTCTGCGTGAGGCATCTGTAAATTGCCTGGAAGCCAGCGGACAAGTGCTGGCGATGTTGGGGAAGCACTTACATTAAAGAACTTATCAATCTCAACCTTCAATCTTTTAACGATTGATCTAATCATTTGTACCGTTTCAGGGCTTGTCTGATTAATTGTTGGATAGGTTGCTACACGACCGTCCCAATATCCAGAATCATAGATTACAGTTCCGTCTTCGTTATAGTGTGTTTGAGTAACATCCCAAGTTTCATTGTTGCGAATAAATCCATTTAATGCCTGAAGCTCTTCTTCCGTTAAAAAATTTTCAAGAGTTCCTATCATCTCTGGGCCATTTCCAAAGAATCCAGATGGCGTTATTGATACGGGGTTCTCGTTATGATTATTAGTATATTGATTTTCCATAAATCAATTATAGCACGTTACTCGTACTTACGTCTTTCCCAAACGTCACGCTGGTATATGCCACCGCTTGGTTTTCTATACTTAAAAGTATTTGCCATATTCTTTGTATAAAGCTCTTTAGGGTCCTCTATTACTATTTCTGACTTCCAGTCTTCACGCTTAAATGGAACTATTTGTGCATATGGAGTTCCTGCTGGAATTACCCCAGCAAATCCCTTGGCTATAAAAAATGGCATTGTTCCAGGCAGATGAACCTTATCATTATCAATGATTCCACTAGTAGTTAAAAATGGCAGGTCAAATCTATTAAATGGCTGTGAGTATAGAGCACTATATCCAGATGGCAGTTCGACTGCCCAGTCTGCCCACCAAGCAAAGTGATTCTCATAATATCCCCAAGGAACCTCAAACTGTGGCATTGGATCCCTGGCTTGAATAAAATCCTTGTACTGATCATCTAAAATTTTTACTGAGATTACTCCAGAATCATTAAGATAAAATTCAATATCGCATGGTGTTCGATAAACATATCCAGTTGTCATGATGTCATAAAGTGCAGGACAAGCTTTCCATGTAACAACTCTGCCACCATCCTGTCCTATCCAAGGCTCACCATCTGGTCTCATAGCATATCTATCAGCGTCTTTATACCATACTGGAATAGACTTGCTAGTAGGAGTTGGTTTTGATTGACTATCTGATGTTAACCAAGATCTATTTGAAATAAACTTAATAGACTTAGCCATTTGTAACTTTCATTATAATCTTTTTAGCTTCGTGCTCACCAACAATATCTCCGTTATGATCAACTGCATCACGATAATAATGTGTCCAATCGCCTACTGAATTTTTTGCTTCAGAAGCTTTTGCCCTATCGCTCATTCTTTTTGACCATTCAGATGATTTCCACAATTCTGGAATTCCGTCTATAACATTAAGACTATAAGACTGAACATCATTTAGAGATATTGGCAGAATTGCAGCTATTGGTGTGTTTGCTGGAATAGTGATAACTTCATTTGGCTTGTTTACTATCCAGGCTATTGGAAAATCATTCTCTAGAACTGATGTACTCAGCAAAGTGGTAAAACACTGTGTGCCTTCTATAAATTGGTTTGGCACTGGCATTGTTAAAAGTGACACATTTTTCTTAGATGAGAAGTATATTCCAGTATTAAAGCTTATAGTTCTGTTACCTCTATTTGGATGAACATATCTTTCTCCAGAGAGTATTGATACGTGTCCAGAGGTTGAGTCATTTATACCGTCCCAAATAAAAGATATGTCTTCTGGAAACGATACATACCATCCTAAACGATTTGCTAAAGAAACTGGAAAGCACTGATATGCGTGTCTATCAAAGGTTAGATCCATCCAATCTCTTTTAAGTGGTAGCTGATCTATATTTGCAGAGCTGCTACCTAGTCTATAGACAGCTATATCTTTCACTAATTACCCGTCTCCATATAAAATTCTGGTTTGTGGTATTTGTCCGAATAGTCAAGCATTGTAACGATTGAATACTTGACTCCAGAATGTACTGGCATAGCACGATGCGGATACATAAAGTTAGATGGGAAAAGATATAAGTCTCCAGCCCTTGCCTTAATGTTGAGGTTTTGAAGTCTAAAGAAAAGCTCTCCGCCTTCGTAGTCATCATTTGGATAAGATACTGCAGAAAGAACACAGTTGTATGAGTAGCCATTGTCATGATGTTCCTGGAAGTGCTGGCCTGGTCCATACTTAATAAAGTTCATTGCTTCCCAATACCTAAGTTCACCAATATTGTGCATCTTGCAATAGTGCTTTACTGCCTGTAGCTGTCTAAAGTATACATCATCCCATAACTGACGTAGTTTTTCTGCTGCCTCACCTGGGTGATCGGCAATATCTGACTTCTTGTATTTAAAATCTTTACAGTCACGGTATTCTGGAATCTTCATACCGTAGCCAACCATGGCCTCTTGATACTCATAAAAATTTGTTGGATCATTTAAAACTTCTTCAAGCCTATTGATAATATCCATGCTCTTTGGCAGAACATCACGATAAACAATAATGCCGTTACCAAAATCTTCAATAGAGGACCACGTAATTTCATCTATTTTGTAAAAATCTTGAATTCTTTTATTTAGATCTTCTTGATCAGACATTAAATTCTCCTTAATAAGTTAGTCTATTCATGTCTTCTTGACGATAGTTAAAGTTTCTTAGTCCACCACGGTCATTATAGTCAGTCATAATAACAATTGCATACTTAGTGCCAGAAATCATATCATTAGAGGCATGCTCATAAATATATGTTGATGGGAAGACCATAACATCGCCCTTCTTTGGCTTAAGGGTTAGATTAAATCTTGGAAAGTACAATTCTCCACCCTCATAGTCATCATTAACATATGCTACTACAGAAATGGTAGTTACGTAAGCTGGACCATGGTCAGCGTGTATCTTAAAGTGTGTGCCTGCACCATCATACTTTACAAAGTTAAATGCCTCAAAGAAATTAACGCCAACACCCCAGTATCGACCATAGTCATCAACGTTTGGCTGAATTGATCTAAATGCCAATTCATGCATATCATATAGCTTTGCGTTGTCGTTATCTCTAGGGCCAAGGTTTTGAGAACTTACCTTAAAGTCTAAACACTTTCTAGCCTCTTCCAGAACATCGTCTGCTTCTGTAACCTTAGCACCCTGCCAAGTATACTTAGTTTGACCATTAAGGTTGTCTTCTAATGTATTAATAATAAAATCACATAGGGATTCACTAATAGCATTGTTATAAACATTAATACCTAATGCTGGATTAGTTACTACAATACCACTAGGAGTTACCCTAGATGGCATTCTGTTTGAGTCTGTTTCTGATCTATCTTTTGTTAGCCAAGTATTCATATCCTCAATTATAGCATAGGGCCTAGGATATTTCACCTAGGCCCCTGCTTTTATTTTAGATTAGAATGGTCCACCCACTCCACTCCTAAAGAATGGTGGGAAGTAAGGTGGGAAGTAAGGTCCAAACCCTGGGAAGAACGGGAAGAACGGGAAGAACGGTGGAAAGTATGGGAAGCTTGGTGGGAAAAATGGTGGGAAGAACGGTGGGAAAAATGGAGAAATAGTTGTTACGCTATTAGAGTCAGGAGAATACACACCAACACCATTTGCATTTTCAGCACGAATCTGATATGTCTGAGCTGTTCCGCCTTCCTGAGTAATATTGGTTGTAGTAGCAGGAGCATTTACTGTACCAGTCTTATTGTCAGAAGATGTCCAGCGATATAGTGTAATTGACTTACCTCCATCGCTTGGAGCCGTCCAGTCAAGCTTGTCCTGATTGGTTTGAGCAGTAGCTGTTGGGGCTGACATAGTTGCAGGAACTGTTGTAGCTGTGACGGTAGTAGTAGATGATGCTGGAGATGTTCCAGCTGCATTTGTAGCGGTCACACTAACCGTATAGGTAACGTTAGAAGAAAGATTTTCTACAACAATCGGAGATGAAGATCCAGTAGCAGTTCTAGTTGTCTGACCTGCTGCAGTTGCAGTTACTGTATAGGAAGTTGCTGCAGGAGAAAGTGCTGGTAATGAAAAGCTTACAGAAGCAGCTCCATTGTTGAATGCTCTGTTAGTGCCAACGTCAGTTGCAGTTACGCTTGTTGGTGCCAATGGCTCCAAAAAGTCATTGGATGCCTGAGACTTTCTTCCTGATCTTTTTCCTGCTGCCATGTTATGTGCCTTCCCTTAATTATGCTGTTAGGTCTCCGTAGACCAACCATGTGTTTTCTGCTCGCTTTAGAAGTGTTGCAGAAGACCACTGGGTTCTAAGCTTTAGTCCTGGAGTTGCATTTACAGTAACCCCACCTGCTCCAGCAATTGTCACCTGCCCAGTACCAGTTTGAATAATATCAAGCGTTGTTCCTACTGGATAAGCTACTGAAGCATTTGTTGGAATAGTCAAAGTAGTTGCAGTTGACTTATTAATCTCAACAATTGTATCACGTTCATCTAGGTTAGAAAGTGTATATGAGTCTGTCTTTGCACTGATTGTAGTGATAGATGGAACACCCTGCTTTGTCTGAGTGCCGTCAGAGAATACAACTCCAGAAACCTCAACATTATTAACAGCAAGGTCATCAAGAGATCCTTGTCCAAAGTTAACAGTAGTTGTTGGTTCATCAGTTACGCCCTTGAAAAGCTTCCACTTTCCAGCAGAGGCATCACGAACGATACCTGAGTGCTGATAGGTTCCATTGTCGAATGATCCAACTAGACCAATGTCAACTAGATTAGCGGTATTTCCCTCACCAATATAGATTAGTGGGTCAGAAACAACTAGGTCTTGTGCAGAAACTGTAGTTGTAGTACCAGAAACAGTTAGGTTACCATCAACAATTAGGTCTGTTTCTACAGTTACATCACCAGTAAAAGTTGCACCAGAAAGGTTTGCCTTCGCATCAAGTGCAGTTTGAGTGGCTGTAGATACTGGCTTGTTAGCGTCAGATGTGTTGTCTACGTTACCAAGTCCTACGTGAGTCTTTGTGACACCAGAAACAGTTCCAGTAAATGTTGGATCTGCTGTAGGTGCCTTAGCATCTAGCTGTGTCTGAATGGCAGATGTAACACCATTTACATATCCAAGCTCAGTAGATGAAACATCTCCGATCGAGGTAGTGCTTGGAAGAACTACTGTTCCTGTAAAGGTTGGTCCGCTTAGTGGTGCATATGTTGATGATGCAGTAGCTGATGCAAGCTTTGCATCTAGTTGAGTCTGAATTCCAGAAGTTACGCCATTTAGATAGCCAATTTCTGTAGAAGAAACATCGCCAATAGATGTGCTTGTTGGCAATACTACTGTTCCAGTAAAAGTAGGGTTAGAGGTTGTTGCCTTATCATCTAGCTCACTTTGAATGCTTACGTCAGCAGCAGCAAGATCATCTAGTTGTCCCTGAATAGATGCTGTAGCACCAGATAGATACTCAGCCTCTGTTACTGTAAGACTTCCGATTCTAGCTGTAATTCCTGAGGTAATAGACTCATTCATCTCTAGAGCATTGATTAGATAGGATGTATTGCTCCAGGTATCAGTACCGTTTCCAATCTTAAACTTTCCTGTGGTTGTGTCATATGCCAGGGTTCCTGCTGCGATAGCAGATGTGTCTGCAGTCCACTGAACGGTAGTCTTCTTGACAATAGGAACAACCTTAGATGAGAAGTTTGGGTCATCACCAATTGCTGCAGCTATTTCGTTAAGGGTATCCAAAAGCTCTGGTGCACCATCAACAATAGCTAGTAGCTCAGATGAGCTAGTAAAGTAGTCAAGGTCATCCCAGTGATTGATTCCGTCACCAATCTTAAATTTATTTGTATCGATTTCAAAACCGATCTCACCAGCTGCTAGAATAGGGTTAGCAGTGCCCCACTGAGACTCTGTTCCTCTACGTTGCTGCATTCTTGTTGCCATAGTATTTTATCTCCTAATATTTGGGCTCTAACCCTTACTATTCTTTTATAATTATAACATTCCTTTTATGAACGCTTAATTAAAGTTATCTATTGCTATTCCACCATTCCAGGTCATTGCCCATTCATTTAGGTTGTAATAGCCTGCATCCGTAACAGATACAAAATCTCCATCGTAGAATCCACCATCCTGGAAAATACTAACAATAAGTCCATCTCCACCAATTGATGTATCGTGGATGTGCTGAGGCAGATTGAGGACATCGTTGTATGTTGCTAACACAATCCATTCATCATCAAAATAAATGTGTACTCTAGAATTAGCTGTATTCAACCACTGCATTCCAACAGTTGGATTTTCTGGTGCTGTCTCTTGAACTATCAATAGTCTAGAGTCTACATATGACTTAGTTACTGCATGTGTTGATTCTGTTGGTTCAGCAACTGCAACAGTCCCTCCAAAGCTACCGCCGTCTGTAACGATTAGCCCATTTTTGACTTTGAAGTCTTTTTCTGTTGTAGCCATTGCATTCTCCTAATTAAAACTTATAAGTGGTGGGGTTTTTGAGGAACCCCACCAGAAACCTTTATTTAATTTATGCTAGCAGTGTACCGACTACGGTAACTGTAGAGTTGTTGTTGACTGTAGTTACGTCTAGGCTAACTACACCAGCAGCCACACTAGCAGAGATGCTAGATGCAGAACCATTGGTTCCAACAATTCCATACTCAGTAATAGCAATGTTATCAGAAGTGTCTAGAGTCAAAAGAACCTTTGATACCTCTGTGTGAGTTCCATATGCTACCTTTACTAGGAATTCTGCAGAGCTGTAGTCTGCCGAGTTCCAGGTGTAGGCTGACTGAACGCCTGCTGTTGCTGCTGATAGAGTGGAGGCAACCTGAAGAGCAACCTCATCAATGCTTACTGTGTTGAACATTGAGTCAGTGCCCTGAAGTGCATCTACTGCTCGCTGATCTGTAAAGTAAAGATTGTTTGTACCCTCAGTCAAGTCGTCAGTGTCAGAGTCTGCAACACCGTTTTCTGCAGTAATGGTAAGACCAGAACCGTTACCAGTGATTGTGATGTTAGTTAGTGTTGCACCAGTTAGAAGCTCTGCTGCAGATGTCTTAGCACGACCATCAGTGAAGTATAGGTTAGTTGCTCCTTCTTCAATGTCGTCTGTGTCTAGGGCATCAATAGCGTCTCCAATGGTTCCACCTACTGCATCGATTGCTCGCTGGTTAGTGAAGTAGAGGTTTGTTGCACCCTCTTCAATGTCATCACTATCTAGTGCAGCAATTTCGTCATCTGTGTAAAGCTTTGCATCAGCTTCAGCTAGGTCAGCATAGTTCTGGTAAGCAGTTGTAATTGCTGTTTCACGAGTATCTGTGTAAGACTTTGCATTATTTTCTGCAGTAAGAGCTACGCCGTCAGCATATGTTTTTGCATCTGCTTCTGCCTGATCTGCATAACCCTCATAAGCAGCAGTAATTGCAGCCTCACGAGTGTCTGTATAGTCATTTGCATTACCTTCTGCAGTATCTGCATAGCCCTGAGCAGCGATGTCTAGGTCTGAGATTTCTCCGTCAACATAGGACCTTGTAGCTGTAACGGTGTCATCAATTGCGAATGAGTTTCCACTTAGAGTTAGACCAGTACCTGCAACATACTCACCAGCACCAGAGAACTGTTCAAAGTTAATTGTTGAAGTGCCTAGAGTTGTTACAACGTTTGTCTGAACCCATCCAGTACTTGCATAAGTATTACCGCCAGTTACGAAGGTAAAGTCACCACCCTGAATTTCTGCAGCAGAATTGTAGTCATCTGCACGTACCCAAGCACCAGGCTTGGCTAGATAGATACCATTCTGAGTAGCATTTGACTGATTCTTAACAAGAACACGCTCATCTTCATTCAGACCTACGCCATCAATTGTTAGCAATCCACCTGTTGCAAGGTCTACGTTTGCGGTAGTAGCTGCAACTGTAGATGCGTGAACGTGCAGACCTTCTGCAATTGCATCTACGTACTGCTTTGTAACTGCACCAAGTGCCTGAGTTGGATCTGCGTGAAGCAGAACTTCTCCAGTAAAGGTTGCTCCAGCAAGTGGTGCATATAGAGCTGCTGCAGCAGTGGCTGCTGCATCAATTGCATCAAGCTCAGCCTGGTCAGTATATGCTGCAGCTGTTGAAATAGCATCTGCCTCAGCTGTGTCTGCATATAGCTGATAAGCTGTTGTGATAACACCTTCACGAGTATCAGTGTATGCCTTTGCGTCTGTTTCTGCTTGGTCTGCATATGTCCTTAGGGATGTGTCTAGAGCAGTAATCTCGTCATCGGTATACTCGTTTGCAGAGCCAAGAGTTGCGGTGTCTGCATCGTCTACATAGTTCTTAGTTGTAGCATCTGTACCAGCAGTAGGTGTTCCAAGATCTTCAATCTTGTTACCGTTCATATCTAGAGCTACAGAGAGGTTGGTTCCTGAACCTAGAGTCTTGTTAGTTAGAGTCTGAGAGTCAGAAGTTCCTACAACGTTGCCTGTTACTCCGTGTACACCAGTTGTCTCAGAGCTGTGGTTTGAAATTGCAGTATCACGGTTTGTGGCTTCTTGTCCAACTGCAAATGTGATATCTGAGTTTGTTGCAAAGTCATAAGAGCCAATCAGGTCATCTGAAATTGAGTCAATATCAACATCAAGGTTGTCACCGCTAGTGGTTAGGTAATTTCCTGCCATTTCTCCAGCAAGTGATACCTGGTCAAGCGAAAGTGCTCCTGCACCATCTACTGACAAATTTCCTGTTACAGACTTGACTAGAGTTTCTCCACCGATTAGATCGATGATGAAGTCCTGGTCTGCCTGCTTCTTGGTTAGAATGTCGAAGTTGTTAATCTTACCAGTGGTACCTTCGACAATAAGCCCACTCTTAATTTTAAAGTCTTTTACGACTGTAGCCATTTTTATCTCCTTTTAATTATGCCTTAAGTCCCATACGTGCATAACGTACGGTGACTGGCTTTATGACTGAATCTGGGGTAACTGTAAGTGCTACAGTATCTCCAGCCCTAGAGACACTAATGGTGCCCATATTCCCATCGTTGTCTATTGTGCCATACTCAGAAACGGAAACATTTTCTCCGTCTACTAGGATGGTCAACTCTGTGGCATAGAAGTAATTATCTCCCTGAGAAGTTTTTGATAATGAAATAATATACTTAACCATTCTCCATACCGTTGCATCAAAGCTATCTACTACAGTTGGGTTTTCGATACCATTTATTGTGGTTTCATTATTGCCAGATGTTCCAAGGTCAGTAGCCTGACCAGAAGCGGTATCAATAAGATCCGCATAGTCTTCCTGAGATGGACGATCTCCAGTCTCAAAGCGTGTTTTTACATAGGGTATAGAGGTTCTTGCCATGGTTTAATTATACAGGCATTTTATAGGATGTAGTTGCTGTAGCCAATGACCTGAATGCCAATACCTGGCACATTGTTAGGACCGTAGCCCTCAATTCCAATATTAGTAAACTTTACTCTAAATGGGATTGTTTGGTTTATCAATACCGTTCTTTTTGGACGAACAATATTAAAAATTGGGAAAAGTTTAGATGATAGCTTTCTGGTCTTAACCTTCTGCTCATCTATAATGACTGCTTTAGCCATTAGTCAGTTACATCCTCAAGGATGATCATCTTGCCCTGAGCTACCGTCCAAACAATTAAATCATTGTCTGTTGATAACTGAATATCAAAGATGTCTCCAGTTTCTAGATCGTGTGACTCAGATGCTGTTAAAGATACGGTAAACTCTCCTGGAGCATCATCAAGGTCAGCCTCAGGGGTAAGGGTCATAACCAACGTTGCATCATCTGTAATGACTCCAAGGTTTGCAACAGAGTTTGGTCGCTTAATCTTCATAGAGATATCCCAGTCTGGAATGTTAAGTGGTTGCTTAGCATCATCAGTTACATATACCCTGAACGAAGCGGTATCACCACGAACGACTGTCCAGTTAACAATCGGTGGTTTGTTTCCAACGTCATAAGACGAAGCAGATCCTCTAGTAGTAGCCATAAGTTTATTATACACTAAGCCAAGCCAGCTTTAAGTGCCCCCCAAGTTCCATTTCCCTTTGCCTCAACAATAATAAGTCCTTCAGAAGCTGCATAAGCAACGATTCCTACTGCACCACCAACATCTTGCTGAGTTGTCAAACCGCCAGAGGTTCCTGCATATAGAATGTCTCCAGCAGTAAATCCAGAAGTATTAACATTTTCTAGAATTCCAGAAACAACAACAATACCATTTGCACCATTAGCAATGTTTGCTTTAGCTAGACCCAAAATTGGCTGTGTTGTTGAAGAGGTTGCCTTAGCAACCGTTGTTGCAGTTTCATAACCAGTGACATAGACTGGATCACCTGCGGTGATGGCCTGTCCACTATCATTTGACACCCTAATTTGCGAATATGATGCAAGTGGCAATACTGCCTCTAGCTTTTCAACTAGTTGCCTGATATCCCCATGAACGTTGACTGGGTCGTCAGATTCTGGGTATGGTAGTTCATATGTTTGAGATTCGCCAGTAGCCATAAATTTAATTATAGCATGACAAAATGACTAAAAAGTGGTATAATTTTAGGACAAGACCCTTAAACAAGGTCTTTTTGCTTTAGGAGGTGCAATTTGAAAAAGGTTGCAATACTAGGAGCGGTAGTAGTATTACTTGGCTGTTCTGCAGCTACCGTGGCTGATGACCATAAATCATCAAGTATAATTGAATATAAGCCAGTTTACAAGGTAAACCAAATGTCTCAAATTGTTGAGAGACACAAAGAGCAAACAATGCTAGAGCAGCAAGCTGCAGAAGCACTAAGATTAAAAATTGAAGCGGCTGAGGCTAACAGAGCAAAGCTTGTAAATGAGCAAGCATTGAAAGACAGGGTTGCCGAACTTCAAAAACATGTCGGTAAGACCTGGTATGTTTTTAGTGGGTCTAGCCCTAGAGGATGGGACTGCTCTGGAATGACGAGATGGTTTTATGAAGGTCTTGGCATTGAGATTGAGCATTCTGCATCTAAGCAGGGTAAGTACGCAGGATACCATGTAGAGACCCCAAAGCTAGGCGACATTGTTGCCTTTAGCCACCTCAACTCAGAAAAGTACTACCATGTAGGAATCTATGTGGGAAACAATAAAATTATTCACGCTGGATTTAGAAAAGGAACAAAGACAGAAAAGATTTCTCTTGACTCACCAGCATTCAAGAACAGTGAAATCTCTTTTGTCAGGGTTATCGAAAACTAATGAGACTATACGCAATAACAGCAACAGTGGGCTTGATTACAAGTCTAACTACCGCAAATGTGTCTCAAAGCGATGAGGATCATTTCTCAGCGACTCAGACACTTTTTGTGCCTAATTATGCCATTAGCTTTGATCGTGGCTCATATGAGCTTGTAGAGGCTAATTACGACAGGAAGACCCAGCTGTCTGATGATGAGCTTGACTCAATACTTAGACAGGCTGGTTTTTCTGGTAATGGCCTAAAGATGGCAAAAGCCATTGTCTTCTATGAATCTACTAATAGACCAATGGCACTAAACAAGTCTAGCAATTGCTATGGACTATTTCAGATTAATATGACTGGTTCAATGGGACCTGATCGTAGAAAAAAGTATGGGCTAAAGTCTAATGAAGATTTATACAATCCACTCATTAGTGCTCAGGTTGCATATCAAATGTCAAATGGTGGTAAGAACTGGTCTGCTTGGTCTACCGAATATCTGGCAAAGTCAAGCATTAACTAGATTTTTAATTTTGATGCTTACCCCAAAGACCAATAGGACATTCTGCATGTGGAAGCTTAGTTTTTAGATTCATGATGCACCCACACTTTTTGCACTGATTTGTTGGCTTAATTAGCTCTGGACAAGACTTGCATATAGAAAATCTATGTTCTGCAACACTGGCATCTACCTGCTGTATAGCTGGATTTAGCATATCCCATGGACGTGTCTCTCCAAGGCTTTCTTTCCAGAGCTCCCACGCACTTTTTTTATCACTCATTGCTAAATTATATCATCTTAGCCGTAACTACAAAATACTTATTACTAGCAATTAAGTGTTGGGTAGGTAACAAGGCTAGTTGCTGAATTGACTAGAATAGATCCCCTGTTAAGACACTTAGTTTCTAGGGAGTCAAGCAGTACCTGCTCTGATGTGCTTGTATCAGTAACAGTCGCCCCATCAGCACAGCATCCTGTTCCATATATTGTTGGTTGGAATGTTGGGAAGAATGGGAAGAATGGGAAGAATGGTGGTGCTGATGACCACTGTGCCTGGATTTCTAGGTTTCCTGCACAAGAAACTGTTGCACCTGGTTGATAGTTTCCAATAAAGCTGGAATTACAGTAAACATGATATCCATTAAATACAAAACCAGATAGCGTTGGTGCTGATCCAGTTATAGTAAAGCTTCCATTATGAGTGGTATCGCTTGGACATCCAGTACCACCATTGCATTCATAGTTTACTGTATATAGGTTTGTACAGGCATCAGTAGTTACGCTTTCTATGTCTGAAACTTCACTTCCAGTCCCATCTGGTCCACTATAGAGTGTTAGAGTATATGCATAATTAACGCCACAATCTAAACCATTATCAACGAATGATGTCTCTGTGCTATTGCTTGGTCCAATAATACTTCCATTACGATTAACTTTGAAGGATGTTTGAGTAAAGTTAGAGGCTGTCCACTCTACCCTCACAGAAGTTTCACCAAGAGAGGTCAGCGTTAGTGCCACAGATGGTGGGAATGATGGGAAGAATGGGAAGAATGGTGGAATTACAACTAGGTTGTAAAGTCTAAACTGAACAACTGTTTCATAGTCAACTAGGGTATTTGAAGCTGGACTTTGTTCAGCAACTAGATTGTCTAGGGCACCGTTGTTTGTATCTACATCGGAACCTAGAGAGTAGTTTAAGCCATTAGACTCTAGCAAAGCAATTGCTGCAGCAGAGGAAAGGCCAGAAAGATCTGGAACCAAAACCATTCCCTTTGCAGATGCATAGTAACCAAATGCATTTACCATTGCATCACCTATGCCTTCAGATCACCAATCAAATGCCACTCATCAGAGCCAATCTTTGTTAGCATTGCTCCAGAATACTGAACGGAAATTTTCTTATTATTGTTTTTACTTCTTATTGTTACCCCAGACCCAGAGGCTGCAGCTATGCTAACTTCTCCAGTTCCATAGCGTATTACTTCAAGCCTAGAGCCAATTGGGAAAGCAACAGATGCTTCTGCTGGAATGGTAACTTCTAGATCTGATGTGCTATTAACCTTGATTAACTTTCCATTGTCTGGTAGTGCTAGGGTGTAGGAAGCAGTCTTCTCATCAATAAATGTTAGCATAGCTGGAATCCATGATCCACCACTATAGTATTGAACTTGATTTATTGTGTTTCCAAGATTATCCTGCCTAACAAAAACAACAGTACCATTTGCAACTGGTGCAGTCATTGCTGCATCACGAGCGGTTTCGTTTTGAAAATTGTTAACTCCGCCTTTTGCAACAACAGACTCTTCAAAAGATACTGTTTCAGAAAAGTTGTGAATCCCAGTCCAGGAATAGTTTGCAGAAGTACTAGCAAGACCAGCAGTTGGATACCATGTATCAGTAGCTTCGTCATAAATGTAGGCTACTTTTGAGTTAGATGAAATAGTTGTCATACCTGATAGCTCCAAATCTGATAGTTTCCGCCATCAAAATTACCTGATCCAGAAAGTGTTAGCTGAACTGATGTAATTTCATTTGTATTCTTGTAATATCCAAAATATGGTCCTTCAGCAGTGTCTGCAATAGTTGATACTGGCTTCAAGAAAGCACCTGTATTTGACAGATCCACCTCAATAGTTAAGTCTTGGGTTGCCGTATTTGGGAATGTTGGAGAAGAAAGTCCAGAAGCAGATATTAGACCACCAGTGTTTACATAATTGGGTCCTGAATCAGAATTAAATCTAATCACTAGGCCAAGCTCGCTGCCTGTGTTTGAGTGACTCCAGTCTTTTAAGACAACGTAGAACTTTTCTCCAGAAATTCCAGTAACTGAAAGAGAAGACCCAGAAAGAGTTCCAGAGTCGATAAGTTGCCAAGTAGGATTTTCAATTATTGGAACAACGCTGTCTGTATCTACCCAAATAAATCCATTTGCTGGACTTGTTGGCTCTGTAGCCGAATATTCTGATCCAATTCCAGTACCCTCAACAGCATCTACCCTTGTGTCTAGTGCCTTTAAATAGCCAGCAATAGAGTTAGGTGGAATCTGAGATTCGTTAGTATTGTCTGGCTCATATGAGTCTGAGCCATAGTGATATAGTCGGAGTGCAGCTTGGATGTCTGCTGCATCATCATACCCTGGCATTTTTGTGGGGTAGAGAGATCCAATATTTTCAGAAGCCATTAATTATCACCAGTTCAAATTATACCACAGTAATAAGCAAATGAACTGTTTTTTGACCTTCTACCGATACCCACTCGGATTCTGAATATTCAATAGCATTAATAGATATTGGTAGAGAAACTAAATCATTAACAATCTGAATCTCAGAGACTGAGACTCCTAGAGAAATTGGAGATGTTCCAAGAACATTTGCTTGAATGTTAAAATTTTCAGCTGTGTAGTTTCCAACAAGATCGCCTGGTACAATTGCTGCTACTGGAATATTTATATCTATTTGACCAGCCACAAAAGTTCTTACAACATTTTCAGAATAAATATTTGGAGTAAGCTTAAATAGCTTTGTCCATATTGGGGTTCCGCTGTTTGGTCCAGCAATAAACTGATACATAAACTGATACTCATCGTCAGATGTCAAAAGATTAATATACGAATCATAAACTTGTGGTGTTTCTGGCAAAACTACGTCATCTGGCTTACCCAAACCATAAAGAATAAGGCTTCCACGGTCACCCTGCGGTCCAAAATCAACGTCTACGCTAATTTCTGCTGGTCCACCAAGAACCGTTAGCTCGTCAGAAGATAGTAAGACTTCTGCCATTATGCTGCTCCAGAAACATCTGCAGTTACCGATACCGTTCCAGTAAGCAAAGTGTAGACTGTGCCATCTGCAGGCTTTCTAACCTCAACATCGTAGTAATATGTAGTTCCAGCTGTTAGCTGTCTTCCAACTCCTGGAGGAATCTTGCAGGTTACAACGCTATCAACGCTGATTGATGCTTGACACTCGTATTGAGTTGCCCCTGAGCCACGTGCAGTAGCAATAAAAAACTGAACAGAGTAGCCAGATAGGTCAAAGGTTGCCCCAACAGAATTTTTTGGGTAGATCTTAAACTCGTAGGTATCACCCTCGTAATAATTAATGTTATAAGTTCCTGGAAATGCCATAACTATTATTATAGCATGCTAAGATACAGAAATTGCTATAGATGTTAGTCTGGCCAAGGCATCTATATCTGAACGTAGCTGTACAGCTGCTCCATTAATCTTAATCATTTCACTATCAACATATACCTTGTGAGTAATTGAAAACTCATATAGATATTGATATTTAAGAGTTCCAACGAGAGACGTTGTTTGACTATCAGTGCCTGGGAATATTGTTCGACACCACAACTCAGTATTATTTGAAAATGTCTCTACCTCAAATGTGTAGGTAATGTCTACCTGAGACCCTATCTTTAACCATTTTAGATTTATTCTTTTTGAGTTCTCATTATAAAGACTAACAGAGTTTGTTGGCAAATATTTCTCATCTGATTTTGAGATATCTAGATTAATAGTTACCCAGCCATCGATTCCTCTGGTTGCACCTATAGGAACTATCTTTTCTTTTTTATCAAAATACCTTGCCCACCCTGCATCCTGTCCATAAACTGGTAAATAGGTTTTTCCATCCTGTCCATTTTTACCAGGCTTTCCTGACTCTCCACGTGGACCAGGGTCACCCTTTTCTCCACGCTCACCCTTTTCTCCTCTAGGACCCTGAGCACCTGGATCGCCTGCTGGACCTTGAGGTCCTGGAACTGGTATATATGATATTTGAGGATCTAGAATTTGAGATTGTTGTGCAACTTCAGCATATCCAGTTTTTTTGCTAGACGGAAAGTCCATGCTTTTACTGATTGCCATCTTTTCCTACTTTGAAGTCTTAAAAGTTTTTCCCTTAATCTTTACAACTGGTGGAAGACTTGGGGTATTGTTAGAAATTTTTATAACTGGCATTAGAGACTTCCCCCAGTAACATCACCAAGAACAGTTATGGTTCCAATAACTGGTGTCCAAATTGTATCATCAATGGTTACCTGAAGGTCAAAAGCTAGCTCTGCAACTGTGGAAGAGTATCCAGTACCCCACAAAGATGTAATGTCTGAGCATGCAGTAATATCTACGTAACCATTTCCAGCATCAGTTTCTAGCTCGTCTAGAACATCACCACGGAAATCATAAGTAGTAGCAGCAAATTCCCAATCTGAAATATCAAAAGGTGTAACTTCATCATTTTCAAAGAATTCAATACGCAAGGATGAGGTATCACCTCTAACAACTTGCCATTTAATGTTGGCAGGGTTAGCACCAAAGATTTCAGGAGAACAAGACATAGTAATATTATACAACCATAATAAATAAAAAAGCTAGTACCCAGGATGGTGGGTATGAGAGACTACCCTGAGCACTAGCATATAAATTATATCAGAAAATAAAAGTCAAGATAACAGAATTATAACGAGTCAAGTAAATAAAGGGTTGTTATAAGTATTATATACAATTGTTACAAAAGTGTTATCAAAATAAGACTTGACAACGCATCAGGATTTGGTAGTATATATATTAATTAAATAAATATATCTAGCTAGAAATATATCTAGTTATCTAGGTATATAAATGCTTAAATATATTATATATAGTATATTACTTGTTGTTGGATGACAAGTGATCAATTAATGCATCAAACATCTTGTCAATTTTTTTCTCAAGCTTATTGTGCTGTGAATCCATTTTCTTTTCAAGCTCTTGCTGCTTTGCTTCAAGTCTTGTTATCTGATCCTTAATACTTGATCCACTGTTTGGTTTTAGCTCTGCTTTAATTTCATCAAAATAATGTCTTGTTAGCCAACGTACTCCCAGCCCTGCTGATGTGATGATGGTAGTAATTCCTACAATAATACCGATCCAGGACTCTATTGACATAATACTACAATTATAGTTGCTTTTTTGAGTTCTGATACAATATGTAGTATGTCTATTTATCACCTTCACATACCCAGGACCAGTGGGGTATTTGTAAGAGAGTTTGCAATAAATAAATCAGGTAAAAAAGTTTTTTCTGGTCACATAAGAGAGCTTCCAGAGTCTTTTTCTAATTATGATTTTATTAGTGGTCATTTCGCAACTACTCCAATAAAAGATGTAGATACTAATTTTGCAATTTTTAGAAATCCAGTAGATCTTACTTTTAGCTACATAAACTATATTCGTGATAAATTCCATAGCTATCTATCTCTTGAAGAACTAATTGAATACTATTTGACCACAAATAAAATAGAAAGCTTTGTAAATATCAACTCAAAGTTTTTAACTGGAGAAGTTGATATGCCTAAATATAACAAAAATATAACAAATTTACTACAAATGGCTGAAAACTGTTGGTTTGTAAAAAACTATGGTACTGAAATTGAGTCTATTGTAGATACTATACAAAAGAATAAAACAATTCTTGTAGATTTTGACAATAAAGAAAAGTATTCCAGGGTAAGTGAAATACTTGATATTGATCTAAATGGTTTTAAGATTAACGAATCTTCGATTATAGAACAAAATGTTATAAATAAATATAACAATTTGATAACAGATTTAAATATGTTAGATCTGGAGGTGTGGGCTTATGCTAAAAAACAAGCGTGATGACTGGTGCTTTGAAGAATTTGGCGAGGTAGCTATAGAATCTATATCTAAAGAAGTATTATCCTATTATGATGAGTGGCTGATAGATACAAGTCGTCAAAATTCATATGAGACTCATAAAGATACCTTTGCTTTTGAGATAAGGTCCCTGGACTATTTCCACAGCTTTGGAACAGACGGTATTTGTGTAACTAAAAGAAACCTGTCATCAGATGCAGCCAGAAAAGAATTTGCTGACATTGTTAGCTATGTAGAGTCTTTGGCAGGTGGAAAGCTTATCCGTGCAGAGTTTATCAATATGAAGCCAAGAAGCAGAATAAGGACACACAAAGATAGATCTGATGTCCTATATGTGGCTAGAAGATTTCATATTCCAATTAAAACAAATTATCTTGTTACGTTTTCTTCTGGAATAGACGTTAGAAATTTAAAAACTGGAATATTGTACGAGCTTAATAACATAAAGTATCACAGTGTCAAAAATGCTAGTGATGACAACAGGATTCATCTAATCCTTGATGTTTTACCAAACGAATACCTGGAAGGAATAAGGTTTATCGATGAAACTGAATGATGGGAAATACCTATGTCCATTCTGTGTGAGCAGCTGGGATTGCGATGGTCCACACATCAAAGAAGAAGATCTAGATAACTTCTACGAGCGAGTGGCCTATGTTAGAGAAGACCTCACGCTACTGGCACTTGAAGAAATAGACAAGTATGAGGCTTCGGCAAAAATAGATCTTTCGGTTTTAAAACGAGCGGTATTTGAGTCGCTCATAAAGCGTTCGATAAATTAATTCGGCGGTATATAGAGATACCCTGCACCCCACCCACGTCCCGTGCCCTATGTGCAAGTATCCTAAATATGCCAGGTATTGACAAATGTCTGATATTGACAAACCTCACCTTATGTTATAATATATCCATGGGAGACGTAACCTTCTTTGATCTATTTGATCCAAACCAACCAAGGTCCGATAAAGAGCTTATCGAATCCCGACTAGCCATATGCAATACCTGCGAATGGTTTGACAAACGACTTGTCAAATGTCGCAAATGTGGTTGCTTTATGAAACTAAAGAGTACGCTTAAGCAAGCGGAGTGTCCGATGGGAAAATGGTAATGGATAAGTATTTGATTGTAGCTAAGATGGTAGCTATCGCAGAAAAGAATAATCAAGAAGCTATGAAGAATGCTGGAATGGATGATGCAGCTATTATTGCTATGGCTGATTCAGTCAGACAGCAGTTGTTTAATATTCAGGAAGAGATTCTGGACCATTTGGTAGAAGAGAGTATTGTTAGTATTATCGATTAGTCAAGAATGACTTCGATTAGTCAGGATGACTTTTACGATTCAAGAAAACTTGATGCCCCCGAAAAATAGTTAGCAAACCATATGCAATTTAAATACCAGGTTAAACCAGATATCGCTCTAGAGATCTATAAACAAAATGGACAAACCGTTACATTTGACATAGAGTTGTTTAATGCTATATTGGTTATTGAAGCTGATGATGAGGATACCGCTGATAAAATCAGAATGACTATTACTGATATCAGGATGTGGGATAAGGTCTAAATCTGAAAAAATTTATAAATTGTAACTTTTCTTTATTGAGTAATATCTCTCATATAAAGTATTAATACTAACTTGCATTTCATCTAGTTCTTTTGAATATTTGCTTAATAGCATTTTTTCTATTTTTGTTTTGTCTAAATTGCTATTACGTGGAACATTTCCTATGTATGGATCATATAGGTATGGGTTTGTT